TTGTTACACCGCATTGGTGCAAAAAATGGAAAGCGAAAAATGAAAATAGTAAAAACATCAGCGCAAAAACGTAGAGAACGCGAACACAAGAAGATAATAGAATTGTATTACAAAATGAAAGAGGAGAATCCGAAAGCGTCAAACAACTTTATTTATGTACAAATTAGCAACAATATGGGATGCTCCCAGAATAGGGTTAGGAATGTAGTTTTAAAAGACAAAAGCAAACAAGAATGTGTAATGGATGGATAAAGCTGCACCGCAAGATTTTGAAATGGGAATGGTTCTCTTGTTCAGCCACATTTCATTTATTCGTGTACCTACTTTTGACTGCTAATACAGAGGATAAAAGATGGCAAGGTATCGTTGTTAAAAGGGGTCAGTTGGTAACATCTATCTCATCAATTTGCAAAGACACTGGTTTGTCAACAAGACAAGTTAGAACATCTATCGAAAGGCTAAAAACGACAAGCGAAGTGACAATCAAAACGACAAACAAATATACGCTTGTAACTGTCTGTAAATATGAGAGTTATCAGCTCTATGAAGGTAACGAGCGACAAGCAGAACGACAAGCAGAGCGACAAACGAAAGACAAACAAACGACAAACGAAAGACAACAACTAAAGAATAATAAGAATATAAGAAGTAAAGAAGAAAAAAAAGAAAAGAAAGTAAAAGAAAAAGTTGTCGCTCCTATCGTCGCTACACCCAAGGCTGAAAGTATTGAATCTCGGAAAGAGAAATTTTATCAGTCTTTAGTGCCTTACGTTGAAAAATACGGACGAGAAATGGTGAGAGAATTTTTCGACTACTGGACAGAATTAACACCAAGTGGAAGAAAGATGCGAGTTGAACAACAACGAGTGTTTGAAATTCCGAAACGTTTAGCCACTTGGAAAAAAAATGAAATGAAGTATGAAACAAATCACAACCGACATGGTGAGTCAAGCAATGCAACAAAAGCAGAACGTGACGCAGAGTTCTTTGCCCACATTCAACAGAAACTCTCACAACCTGACTCCGATGCAGATGATTTACCTTTCGCGCTACAAGACATCTGACTATTTGCTTACAGCATTTAACCCAAGTCTGCAAGTACTTTTCGCAAGGCACAAAGAGAAGTGCTTGATGGGTCAATGCCCCACATTGGTTGACATCAGACGAATTTGGGGAAGTAGATGCTCAGAAACTTGGGTTGAAATTCAACTACGTGATTTGGCTGAATACTCAGGCGCACGCGAAAAACCCAACATTCTGCAAATAGAGGAAGCTGCACGAATGATATGCGAGGAGTTTTACTACCTCAAACTATCTGAGTTGATGCTCTTCTTTGCTCGCTTCAAAACAGGGTACTATGGTAAGTTCTACGGAAGTGTAGACCTAATGGCCATAACAGAAGCCTTGCAAAAATTCAAATATTGGAGATTTGACGAGATTAGTCGAATTGAAGAACAAAGAGCAATTGAAGATAGAGCGAAAGCACCATCGCACGACCCCGAAAGCATAACTTACGAAGAATGGCAAGAATTGAAATGGCTCTACAACATGGGGTACGAACGAGACAAACAAACAGGGAAAATCATATGAAGCATTTTTGCGTCTATTGGACTTGCAATCGTGCAACACGCGACAAGATACGGACTCGGTTTAAAATGCCAGCCCACATTAGTGTTGCAGGAGAAACAGAATGCGACATTCAAGATAAAGATTTAGAGCTATTCGCTGAAACATGTAAACGAGGATTCTTCACCATAAGAAATAAACCGTTCTAAAAGGCCGTTTATTTTCGATTTAACGACATCTACGTATCCTTGCTTACAAGTTATCATCCAAGAACGAAATAAACCCTTAAAACGAAAGAAATGAAGATTTACACTCATATGAGCCTTTTCTCTGGTATAGATGGAGGAAAGAAAGCATAAAGGCATATGGGAACACATGGGTGCCACAAGTAGCCTATGAAATTTTCAAGGCCATTTCCTTAGTAGAAGAAAACAAACCATACAAAAAAATAAAAGAACTATGATTGTTATTAGAACAAAAAGACTTACAGAGAACGCTAAATTACCATCACGCATGCATACTGGTGATGCTGGATTTGATATTGAGGCAACAAGCGTCAAATATGACGAAAAAAATGACTGCACTATTTTCGGCACTGGTTTAGCCTTTGAAATTCCTCATGGCTATGCAATGTTTATCTACCCAAGAAGTTCTTGCTATAAAAACGCAGCTCTGATGTTCAATTGTGTTGCAGTTATTGATAGCGGATATCGTGGAGAGGTTCATGTAATCTTCAAGGGACATGATACCAAATATAAGGTGGGTGATAGAATAGCACAAGCTATCATCATGCCAATTCCCCAAGTTGGATATTTGGATTCAAATTTTATCAGCAGCAGTGATAGAGGAGAGTTTGGACTTGGTAGTACTGGTAATAATTAAAGCATATGTACACTCCCGTAAAAAGACAGCCCAATGTAGTGAATCCATTCAGTGGAAGCCTAAAAAGAAGAATAGGCTCACCATTGTATACAAGCTACATGAACGATGTTAACAAGGTAAGAGAACAAAAAGAACGTTGTAGGATTGACGCAAACAGCAATGAAAGCAAAATCTTTGGTAACGTATTCTACATTAACATTCTACGTAAGGAATTCGCTCACGAAAAGTTACGTAATGCAATTATCTCTATAACTCAAAGCAAATATTACAAGCATGAGTTAAAGAAACGCACAAAGGAGCTACAATCTAAAATAGCAAGGTGGGATGGAGATATAGCCGTTCTATCAGTACTGAACATCTTGTAGACATATACGATGGGGTAACAGAATATGGTAGTGAGCAGCTTAATTACCTTTGGTCGCCTTGCTATTATTCTGTAATGCAAGTCTTAACAAAGCATGGCTGCAAAGATTCACCTCTCATGGCTTCGTTGGAATGTGCATTGACCATCTACGAATATGCTAATAAAAGCATACTAATTGACATTGCGAAAACAGAATCAAAGAGTCCTGATGTGGCTTTGCTTTGCGCCATGTACGATGAGGATATTTACAAGCACGCTTATTCCTTGCGCAATGTTTTAGCTCATATTCTAATTACGGATGATAAACTCATTGACCTTAATGCTGATAAGAACACAAGTTTGGCATTCAATAACATCCTTAAAACAATGGGTAATGTTACAAGAATGAGAGATATTATTGAAAACTATTTTCACTCGCTAAAAGAACAATGACAGATTATCTTGACACGCTAAAAAAACGTTATGCATTTATGACAAAGGAATTAGACAATAAACGTCCAAAAATTACGAATATGATTAAATTCAGAAAGCAGATTAAGGACAAGCATAATATCATCCAATTACCCAATGGCACGTATCGAATCATCTATAACAAGCGTTACAAGGTGCAGATGTGTTTTTGGGGCATATGGTTAACCATTAAGGAATTTGATGGCGACAAGGATGATTGGTGGGCTAATGCTTGTGCAGACAACCTATTAGATGAACTCAATAAAAACTAAAGACTATGATAGGAACAATCATTTACTCAGTGCTGTTGATAGCACTAACAATCCTTTCTTATAATTCAGGCAAGAAAGATAAATGTAAAGAAGTCCAAGAAGCTCACAACTTAGGATATAGCGAAGGCGCAGAAAAAGGCTACATTAATGGCTATACTAAAGGCTTCAAGGAAGGGCTAATTGAAGGTCAGAATGAAGGCTACACTCAAGGCAAGGAAGAAGGCTTTGCTGATGGCAAACGTTATGGTGCATCTGTCAAGTACAACGAAGCAGCACTAAAGGAAATGGGTGTGAAATTTGGTAAATTCAACAACCTTTGAACAAACGAAACTGAATTAATTACGGCAAAAAATGGAAAGAAAATATAAACTAACTGACGAGTGCATTCAACACAAAAGACGCCAACTTTACAGAATACAAGCACTTAGGTCTTTCGCTGATGTTAAAGAGGGAGACTTGGGTGGATATATCGAATCAGAAGATAATCTTGAACAAGATGGTAATTGTTGGGTCTATGACGAAGCAAAGGTCTATGGTAAAGCGATAGTGTCTTTGGATGCTCAGGTGCGTGACTATGCTGAGGTGTTTAACGGTGCTAAGGTGTTTGACCGCGCTAAGGTGTTTGATTGCGCTAAGGTGTTTAACGGTACTAAGGTGTTTAACGATGCTAAGGTTTTTTGCAATGCCAAGGTTTTTAACCATGTGAAAGTATTTGGCCATGCTAATGTGTATGATATGGCAGCGTTGTCTGGCAATGTAAGGGTGTATGACTATGCAAGTGTGTTTGGCAGTGCAATGTTGGATGGCGCAGTAGAAGTTTTTGACAATGCCAGGGTGTTTGGATGTTCAAAAAAAATAAAGCAACTATGACAATTGAAGATTTAAAGCTATGAAGAAATTAGATAACAATATATTTAAGTTATTTTGTGCAGATAATGACCCACTTATAATAGTATTTAATGCCCCATTTATATATGGTAATTATTATTGTGCCAGTGATGGCAGTATCTTATTGATGGCTGAAAAAGGCGCATGTGAACACATAGAAACACCGAGTGATTATCAAGGCTGTGTGCCTAACGTCGGGAATGTAATAAAGCCCCAAAACATTAAGGCAGAGCGTACCATTACAGCCGAACAGATAAGAGCAGCCGTGAACGAGATTGGCTACGAAGACGAGGTAAAAACACGCCCCAAAGCAGAGCGACCCAAAATGATTGAATGCCCAATATGTGATGGAAGTAGATATTACCAGCCACACCCTGTTGAGTTCAATGGAAGATATTATGAAGTGGACGAAGTTGAATGCCCAATATGTCATGGCTATGGTAAGATTCCCGATAGCGAGCTTTACGACCCTGACGAAGATGAGAATCCTTACGAATACATAGAATACGAGGAAGTAAAGACAGGCAATAAGGTGATAAAGAAGAACGGGCTAATATCGCTTGGTGGGCTATTTTTTAATGCGCGATATATGGAGAATGTGTTACAAGTAATGCAAGCTATTGACGCTGACATTATACAATACGTGATTGAAGGTAGGACGTTATTCTTCGTATTGCCCAACATTTACATTTGTGTGATGTCATCTGGTAAATCTATTGATGATGATGATTTTGTTACGTCAAAATTATAAAATCCAATGAGTTATGACAAAAGAAGAGCGCATTAAAGTGTACACTCGTAGACGGAGTGATGGCAAACTGCGATTCAAGCTAACAGCAAGAGCGCATCTGCAAGAGATTCTTGATTACGACCCAACACTATTGACCCAACAAGAAATAAATAGTTTTACGATTCGATGAAAACAGAAATAAACATAAATGACAACAACTGCTGCAAGATAGTGCTTGAAGATGGAGGAACAGTTGACGTCCTTGCGAATCAGCAAATCAGCATCCGTGACGGCAAAACATACATTGACGGAATACCTCTTAACGACTACGTAAAAACGAAAAAAATAAATAAAAAGTATAAATTAACGGACGAAACCATTGAATATGATGGTGTGACACTATACAGAATCGAAGCTCTTAGGGACTTTGGTGACGTAAACGCTGGTGACAAAGGAGGTTTTGTTCAATCGGAACTTAACCTTTCACAAGAAGGAAATTGTTGGATTTATAGCAAAGCTATGGTCTATGACGAAGCTATGATATTTGGCAACGCAAAAGTTTATGGCAAAGCAGTAGTCAGTGGCAATGCAAAAGTCTATGACGAAGCAATAATCTGTGGAAATGCAGTGGTCAATGGTGTAGCAAAAGTTTATGGCGAAGTAATAATGCGAACGGATTGTAGGATATATTGAGAGTTTTCTTGCACTAAATCAAAAAATATGAATATAACATTTTACAATTACACACCACACGCTATTACCCTCAACAACGGAGTGAAATACGACAGTGTCGGTGTTGCACGAGTTCAAAACTCTTTTAGCGAGGTGGACGAGAACGGCATCTGCTCGGTCTGCTATGACGATATAACGGGATTGCCAGAGCCTAAATATGGTTGCATATTAACAATGAAAATAGATTATCTAATAAAAATAAACAAATGACACGAACAACATACAAGAGAATCCCCTTCGACCTTGAACTTGCAAAGAAGATTACCAACAAGGAAAAAAAAGGGCGCATCGTTACACGAAACGGACGCCAAGTAAGAATTGTCAGTTTCGACCGTAAAGCAACAGATTGGAATATTGTTGCACTTGTTTCCGATTGCGCAATTTTAGAGTCTATAACAACGTATAATTATAAAGGCAAATATAAAGGTGCAGAAAATGATGAATTAGACCTCCTGATCGAAATCCCCATACACTACCGAGACTACTCTAATTTTGAACCACAAAAATGGCAACCATGTGTTGTAAGAGATTTTCCTTTTGAAAAATGGAAAGCAGCAGTTTGTTGTGGAAAAAATACTGATGGGTTTCTAACCTTTTATTCAATATTTTTTAATACTAGTATTCATTGTCGTTTTGCACATTATCTTCCACTCTCTAAGATAACCGAACGTCTTATAGGTACAACTAAGAGCTACGAAGAACTCATACAAGAACTTGATGAAAATGAGCGGATGCATTAAATGAACAATTAGATAAGTATAGAAGTAAATGACATTTTTTCTAATAGGACACATTTATAAACAAAATGATATTTTCTTTGAGTATTTAGGTAGTGATGCTTTTCTCATTTATCCTGAAAACTTCAATCCTAAAAAGGATTTAATGATATTACGTGTTTCAATATTACCTTATGCTGTAGAAGTACCCAAGGATGATAAAGATTTCTTAAAAAGAAAAGAAGAAGTAATTAATAAAATAAACATATATAGAAATAGTCCAGAGTATCATGAAATTTATGATATAATTTCTTCCACTATCTAAAATGAGCAATTAATTAAACAACTTAACAATGAATAAGGGACAGATTGAACCATGTATGGCTGAGAACTGCATTATCCGTGAGAGTTGCTTACGATATGCGCTCAGCCATGCAGCAAAGAAAACTGACAAGGTGTTGCATAGATTTATCCTTGTAACAATGAAAAACGAATGCAGCAATTTTATAACGAGCAAAACGATATGAGGTTATGATGAAGTTAATGATTGAAGTACTCAGAGAGAAATACGCTATCCTTGATGAAGCTATTCAAAACTCTGATTGCGACCACGAAAAGAGCTATAATGCGCTTGATACACTATGCGAGCATTTTCTAACAAGTACCATTGAAGACAAGAATATCAAAGTATTTGATTTAGTTGTCAAAGTAGCAAAAGATATGAGCTTTATTCGTGGTAATATGGATAAAGAACAAGCTAAGCAATACCTTAAGGACTGTTGGGAGAAAGCCTGCAAAAAGAGCCTTAAACAATTAGAACAGAATGACAAAGATTAAAACCCCATGCGCGAAATGTAGAAAATCCGATGGAAGACATTGCCGCTTCGATTTTGGAATTTCGCCATCACGTGAATGCGATTCGTTCGCACCTAAGAAAGTAACACCAAAAAAACAATAAAGACATGGCAGAGAAAAGAATAAAAAAAACTCATTTAGACGATTACATTGGTACAAAGCATGTAAAGGCAGAATATATGAACGAAGATATAGCTGTTAAGAAAGGCTATGCTCGCAAGAATGAGGACAACCATGAATGGCGAAAGGGGTATCACGTTCAGTACACTAACCCTGACGGAAGTACATACGATTCATGGTCGCCAAAAGATGTATTTGAACGTTCATACAAATGTGCAACTACCATTGTTGACCGATTGTATATCGAACGTCACGAATTAAGTGTTAGGAAACAGGAACTTGAAAAATCACTTCTTGATGGTCAAATTGAACCAAGACAATTAGCCCTTTTGCTTTACCAACGCTTACTCATGAACGAATACATCAAAGTGTTAGAGACTCGCATTGCGTTATTAGAGAACAGCGCATCAAAAAATTAATATTAATCAATAGCATCCACCTCATCAACACGCATATTATTAAATCTTAATTATAACAGAGTTGTTGTTTGTTGTTGTTTTCAGCATGTCGGGTGACATTCGGTTCGTGACCGATGGTGGATGTTTCTTATCATGACGATAGAACAAGTAATACACATTTTGCGACTACACCAAAAATGGCGAAGAGGAGCAATAAATAAGCCCCAAGTGACCGCTAAAGAATATGGCGAAGCTCTTGATGAGGCTATTAGACAATTAAGTAATTTAAAGCAAAGACATGGATTGCATACTACCTAAAATTGGTACGCACAATAGTGCTACAGGCGAAAAAGGCAAGGGATTAATATCGTTGTTAGCAACACCATTTTCGAAATGCCAAGGCCGCGATATCGAATCCCAAATCAATATGGGATGTAGATATTTTGACATTAGATTCGCTATTGATAAGCATGGTATATGGAGAGCTGCACACGGCCTATGGACGAGCAAAAAAACGCTTAATGATATATTAGACGAATTATATTTTGCATCAAGGGATCTTAAACAACCGATATATGTTTCATTAACATTGGAGAGAGGGAACCCAGTATTATGCAGAGTTTTTAGGGCATGGTTTGAAGCTCGCTATACTAATCTGCTAATTCCCACTTACATTGCCCACAAGCACCCCAAATGGACTATATATCACGTGTATAATGAGATTCCATGTAGACAAGGATTTCTCCCATTAGACGGACACTCTTGGCATACATATATCCCGATTCCATGGTTATGGAAAAAGATTTACCACAACCACCCAGAGTTTAACGCAGAGCAATACACACTTGTTGATTTTTTGTTATAGGAGCAAATGAAAACGCTAACGGCAACAATTTTTTTTGTTATCGTTAGCATTTTCTTTGTTATCGGCAGCGTTTTAAGTTGTCTACTAATAGATTTTAGTAGATAAAGTTGGAAATAAAAAACACCTATGAAACGCGCATTGTACATTCGCTCAAAATATAACTTAAAATACAGAATTTATGATTGGAGCAATTATTGGTGCTGCTACTGCAATAGGCAGTTCTATTTTTAGTGGCATAAAATCGGCACAAGCTGCACGTAAAAAGAAAAAGCAGTTGGCACGTGAAAAGGCTGAAAACGAAGCATGGTACAGCAGACGTTACAATGAGGACGCAACGCAACGCGCTGATGCACAACGTTTGTTACGGCAAACGCAAGAAGCCATTCGCAATCGCAACCGCGAAGCAGCAGGAACGCAAGCCGTGGTGGGTGGAACTGAAGAGAGTGTTGCTGCCACCAAAGAGGCTAATGCTAAGGCCATGAGCGACACTGCCAGTGCCATTGCAGCGCAAGGCGAAGCTCGCAAGGAACAAGTGGAAGAGAGTTATCGTAATCAGGACAGGACTATCAACAAGGAACTTGGAGAGATGGAGTCGGAACGCGCACAGAACATTGCCGACACTGGCGCACAAGCCATTTCGGCCATAGGCACAATGGCAAATGCGATTGATAGTAAGCCACAAAAACAAGCAAAGGTGAATGATCCATCAATTACACCAGCAGAAATGCAGACGTGGCAAAGGACGAAAGATTTATCAGAAGTACTTGCCAATCAGCAATCAAATGAATACTTGAAGCGAATTAACGGAACTACATTATGACCGACACTGACGAAAAAGATAAAAACAAGGTGGAGCAATCAGCGAGCGAACCCATTGTTCAACCAACGACTGATAGTTTACCCACCGACACAAACGCGCCCACTCCTGCCACCACGCAGCAGTATGCAGGTGGGTTGCTTGACTACCTTGACACGCTGCAAAAGGAGCGCGATAGGCTGAACGCATCGTACAATGAAGAGGAGGAACGAAAGGAGCGCAAACGGCAGTATCGCAACAACCTCATTGCTTCGATAGGTGATGGCATTTCGGCCCTTGCACGGATTGGGGCAGCTAAGGGTTATGCCCCCACCCCAAACGTTAAAACGGCCACACCTTTAAGCGATGCTTACACAAAGCGATATGACGATTATTTGGCACGCAGAGCAAAGGCAAAAGATGTCTATGACAAGGCCATGCTCAACCTCAACAATCGTGATTATACGGCACGCAAGGCATTGATTGATTTGGCACAGAAAGACCGCAACCTTCAATCGCTCATTAACCGACGCAATGCACAGAACGAGAACGACAGAACTAAGGCTAATGCTTATGTTAAGACGCAAGAAACTCAGCAAGGATTGAATGAAGCTCGCAAGGTGACGGAGGAGGGTAAGCCAGCCGTGCAAAAGTCCCAAATTGAATTGAACCAAAAACGTGGCAATGCTGCAACTACCACCGCAGCAGCATCCGTAATAAGAGCCAATAAGGCTGGTAGCGGAAAAGGTAGTGGTGGCAAAGGCGGTGGCAAGGGTTCAACCCCCAAATACCCTGTGTTTAATAAAGATGGTGATGTGGTAAACCACGTTTACACACGTGACGAAGCGGTTTCAGAAACAGAACGCATTGGCGGAACTTATCCAAAAACTGAAACGTCTGGTACTGTTGTAGATGGTACAACGGGCCAAGTGAAGCGAGTAAAAAACACACGCGTTTATTCAGCAGGGCGACAAGTAAGGCAACAACCCAAACCGCAGCCTAAGCCTACTGAACATAAAAAGAAAAAAGTAGTAAGGGGATTTAACGGACACTGATTATGATTAACGAGATTGAGGATAAAAATAACCGCAGAAACTTATATGAAGCGTTAAAAGGCGACTTTGACCTTGGCACAGCCGAGCAGTTTGAAAAGAGTATGCAAAGTGCCGAAGCACGCAAAAACTTGTGGAATGCCATTCATGAGGATTATGATGTTGGCACGTTTGAGCAGTTTGAAAAAGATATGATGGGCGACAAGGTAAAGCCTGAACAAGTCCAACCTTCACAACCCACAAATGCTCAACCTAATCAACCGCAACCACAACAACCACAACAGGCACAATTCCAGCAATCACTCCCCATAACGAGCAAAGTTGGGCAAACGGAGCAAGGCAATAAACAGATAGCGCAAGTGCATAATCAGCAAAGCTCATCGCAAGCAATGCCACCGCAAGCCACAATGAATGCGCCACAACCACGGCAGCAAGTTATGAGCCTTAATGACCGACAAAAGTTGTGGACGTGGCGCAACATAAAGCCTACCTTAAGTACTGGCCAAACAGAGCAACAATACAACGCGAGATGGAATAATGAGGTGGAAAATGTAAAGCGAAGAAACGACCCCGATGAAATTGCTGCATTTAATGCCTTTCAAAAAGAACTTGCACAGCAACAAGCCAAAGTGCAACAACAAGGCTACGCAATAGTTGAAACAGGCAATCAACCATTTCAGTCGGAGAGTGGTACAGAGGTGTGGCCCATTTCGTTTAGCCGAAAGACAATACCTCACAACCAGGACTATGTGTTTACGTTACGTGCCATGCAGCAAGCAAAAGGCACGTATGACTTGCAGTACAACATTAAAGACCCCGAAATTCGCAGAGATTATGAAGCCTTGACTGCTCCCACTGATGATACTTATCGCCCAACTGATGCCATACTTGATGCTTCGCCAAGAGAAAAGAATAAGTACTACCAATGGTATGCAGCCTATCTTTATAGCAATGGAGGCGAAATGCCTGAATGGTTGGATTATACTGCCCAATTAAAGTTGCGCTCACTGAATAAAAGCGAACTTGAAAGTGAAGCAAAGCAATGGACCAATCTTGTTGAACGAACACGTAACGCACGCAAGTTCCGTGGTAGCAATTCCGTTTCAGACTGGCTCAACGAACAATATAACTTTAAGAGTGGCGACCCTCGCATTATAAATGGTGCAAGTTACCCTTACCTTGTTACTCGTGCTGGCTTAATTCAAACACCTTTGGTGCAAACCACGGGCCGTGCCACTGTGGCCGATAACAGACGAGCCTACAACGAGTTGCTTCAATCAAACGAGCAGAGTAAAGCTAACCCAGCGCAAGGCGATGTTTATTCAACATCAAACATCATCAACCCCGAAAGATTTTGGGCCAACACTACAAAGTGGCAAGATTTAAGCGAGAGCCAAAAGGCTGCCTACAAAGATGAAGCCGACTACTACAACCAAATGCTTAAAGGACAAGCCAATGTGGGCTATTATAATGTTGGCAATGGGCAAAACGAAGAGGTGGAGTTTTTGAAGCACAACCGCAAGCAAATGAATGAGCAATACAACATGCTCACTGATAAAGAACGGACGCAAGCAGTAATGAAGCAAGCCGAGCGGACGCTAAATGTGCTAAATGGAATAAGCCATAACCTTAATACAAAATTGCGTTTTAGCATAATGGGCAAAGGTGTGGAAGAGGATAATGGCATACGTTCTGTTATCCGCCGTTACGAAAAGTTTTTAGAGGTTGCGCCACGTTACCTTGAAAAACGCAATTATAGTGCAGCCTTGCAGTTTTGGAACGGATTGACAGACTTGAATGGCTTAACATTTGGGTTGCTTGGTGTGGCTGATGCTGTATCATTGAACAAAATAGCCAACAATCCGCCCAAAGACTTGATTGAAAAGTTTGGTGGCGAAGCAAATGCTAAGAAAGTGATAGCTACTGCCATTCAGTTAGACAATATGGCCGAAGAGTACAGACAAAAGTTAGACTATTATGGAACGGGATATTCTTTAGGTGGTTTAACTCAATTCGGTATTCAAGCTGGACTGCCATTGTTTAAAGGCACAGAGGCTGTTGGTAAAATTCTAACAGGCGGTATGCGTGGACTTGTTAAAAAGGCCACATTGCGCTATATGCCCAATACAGCAAAGCGATTAGGCGCAAAAGAACTGGTGCAAGCCACCCTTGCTGAGGGTACACGTCAAGCCATGCGTGAAGGTGGCATAGGCGGTGCTGCTGGCTATGTGGCTGGCCGTCTAGGAGTGGCCAATGGGGTTTCGACCATAGTAGGCAAGGCTGCACAAGGTAGTGTTGAAGGTGTAGTGCTTTCAGTGCCACACGCTATTGCTAACGTAACGAACAACCGCACAGGGCAAGCTAATGTGGTGGAGATTAATCGTGAAGGCATAAAGGTGAACGACCAACCTTTTACCCACATGAACCAGGCCCCCGATGGAAAGGTTGAAGCAGACACTATGTTGCGAGAGTGGTCGCAATGGGTCGGTATGCGTGTAGGCGAAGTGTTTATGCCATTTTCAAAATATGTTGATGGTAAGGTAGCAAACGTGGCCAAAGGTGCATGGAACAAAAGTGTTGGCCGATTTATTGACGGGTCCTCATTTGCACGCATAACCGAAACTTTTAGCAAAGCTGCCAATGTTGGTAAGGCTGCAACCGAAGTGGGTAAATATGTGAGTGGCAACCTAAAACGTGCTGGTATGGGTGGCACTCTCACCTTTTATGCACAAACCAACCTTAGCGAAATGCTGAATGCTATGACGGTTGGAGATGTAAGTTGGGACGATATTAAGTCTGACCAACTTGACAAACTATGGGGCGCATTCGTTAGCAATGCTTATTTGGTGGCTCAAAACAACCTTGTTGGAACTGTTGGCTACTACAACCAAAAGAGCAATTTAAATAAAAGCCTTGCACAATATGACGCGCAAGGGAGTGCTGCATGGGGTGAAACGGACTGGAATGGCATAAAAGCCGATGTTGACCGATTGATTGACAACGACAAAAACTTGCAAGCCTATCAAAATGGTGTATTGGCTAACGAGAACCTTTCAAAGCCACAGCGTGAAACCATATCGCAATACATTGCCACACGAAAGACTTTGCAAGCATTTGACTTGTTTGCCAAGGTTGGTAACGAAAAGAGCAAACCGAATGAGTTTGACATTCGCTATAACGATGCTTACATAGCAGGCACGCAAGTGAAAAGTCCTGACCAAATGGCACAAATGCGTGAAAGCCTTGATGCAAGCCGAAATACTTTGGCTAACTTACTCGGTATTAGACCCGAACAGGTTGATGCTTTGTTTGCTGACACAAACAAATCGTTGGGACAAATTTATGAAGAACTTACACAACAATTTGTTGATAATGAAAAAGCCAAATTGCCCAATGGACAAAGCGTAAATACCACTAACATAGAACCGATTAAGCGTGCAATAGACCACTATTGTACAGCCCTATCTATGCAACGAGGTGTGTCGGAGTCGTTAATTACTTCGCAACTTGAAGCCGTTCAAAAACTTGATGCAAAAGTAGATGCTGCCACCAACAAAGATAGTGGTATGATTGAGCGAGCCACTGATGATATGGGACGCGAATGTTATGTGATTAGTGGCAATGCTGATAGCTCGAACAATACAGACATGGTTGTGGTTCGTTATACCGAAGATGGCCGTGTTGCTTCACTTTCGCCCAAACAAGTTACAATTATACAGCAGACTGATGCCCACGAGTTGAAACAAAAAAATGCTGATTTAGTTGACTTAAATTATGAAGGCATACGCAATAGCATAGTTAATGGTAAAACGTTACCCGAACCAAACGACCAAGTGGTGCTTTACGATGGTAAGAGCCGAGGAGTGGCTACCATTGAGGGCATTAAATATGAAGAAAGTACTAAGGACGACACACATGGTGTTGCAGCGCAGCCTAAATCGGTTGTAGTTAAAACTGAAGACGGACGGATTATTGAATTGCCTATTGACACTTACAGACAATGGGTACGTGATGGCTTTAAGCACGATACTGAAGTTTATGTGCATGGAACTGAAAGCGACAATAGTGAAAATACAAATGAACCTACTGAAGGAACAGAGAATGCAACCGAAGCACCTACCCTTGCAGAGGGCCTACGTGTTTCGATAAATGGCAATGAATACACCATTGGTAAGGTGGACGATAGCCGTGTTGAACTGATTGACGAAAATGGAAAGGATTTTCATTGGACCCGTTCTGCACTTGACAAAAAGTTGAAGAGTGGCGATGCAGAGATTTTAGCTTCGAATGAAGAGAACACACAACAAAAGCCAGAGTTGCATTATGGTGATGAGGTTGAACTGAATGACCCTGATAATGGTGAGAATATACGAGGTAAGGTAAATAGTCGTGATGCAAGTGACGAGGTTGAAATCGTTACTGACGATGGCCGTGTTTTAAGATATTCTAAACGAGAGTTAGACAATGTGATTCAAAATGTCTATAACAATGGGGAGCATATTTGGAGTAAAGATGAAAACAAGACGGAAGAAGCAAGTAACGAAACGGACACCGAACAAGAACCGCAACCTATTGGCAAAGGTGTGTTCGGTAATATCTATGACCAATTCAAAGGAAAAGTAAAGGCTGCTTTTGACTTCTTGATGAAGCACAAGAGTGGCGATTTGCTTGGTGTGTTCCACCGCGATGAGGTTGGGGATATTGACCTTGTGTGGGGGAATGAAAATGGCGGTTTGTCGCACATCATCACAAAACACGTAGGTGAAGGTAAGGATTTTGAAACACCTGAAAAAGCTATTGAAAAAATAGAAGAAGTCTTGAAAGATGGCGAGGTGATACAAAATGGTCAAATGAGATATGTAGTATCAAAAGACGGGTATCGCGTAGCTATCAGAAAAGACTTTGATGGTGAAAAGAAAAATTGGGTCGTTACCGCAATTGACTATAATAGAACAAAAGAAGAAAAAGGAATTGCCACCAATCCCACGTCAGCCTCTCATGGTGTAAATGGGTCAGAGCTTGCTGCACCCAACAATTCCTTTGCCGACAAAGTTACGGAACAATCAGCAACCGCGCAAGCCGAAGCCACACAAAATGAGCCTATGCCCATGCACACAGTGGGTAAGGGCAAGAATGCTGTGCTAACGGAGGACTGGCTTACTACTACCCCGAAACGTGGATTTGACTACATATTTAGCGAGAGTGGACTTGATGCAGAAGAGGGACGAGAGTTTGTGAACAACAAACTTGCCGAAGCGCAGAAGAACCTTGATAAGGTGAAGAATGGTAAACCTAAAATGGGTACAAGCATAGCTGCATATAAGGAAGCGAAAGAAGCCTACACAACCCATGTTGAAGATGCTCAAAAGGCCGTTGACTATTGGCAGAGCGTGAAAGCAGAACACGACAAGGTGTTGCTCGCTGAAAGACATGCTCGTGACGAAAAAGATAAAGCTTTGCACGAGCAAGCCGTGGCCGAGGAGCAACAACGCATGCAGGATGATGCACGCAAGGCCACTGAACAAGCCGAGTTGGGCAGCAATGCCGTAGCTCCTACTATTCGTGATAAATGGAACGCAGCTAAAAAGGAGAATGGCGATGCCGATGAAATTACTTTGCCTAATGGCGAGGTGGTTAAGGGACACTATGTGCTGACCGAGAGTGGGGCTGCAAGTGCTTCGCATCAAGCCACTAATGGCTTTGCCGAAACCGAAGGCTTCCCTATTGACGAGAATGGGCAGAGTGTGAACGACCGCGACTACAAACGCGACCAAGAAGCGCAACAAGTTACACGCAGTATGGCCACTGATTATGACCAACGTGCCTTGCAGTCGCCTGTGGTGGTGAGCCAAGAGGGTGTGGTGCTTTCGGGCAACGGACGCACAATGGCTGGCGAACTGGCTGCACAAGATGGAACTGACACAAAATATGTTGATTACCTTCATTCGCATGCTAATAAGTTTGGCTTTACACCAGAGCAAGTGAATGGTTTTAAGCACCCACGTGTGGTGTTTGTTCCTAATGAAGCTATGCCTTACAACGCCGACACCTTTGCCAAGTTTAACCAACGTGAGCAAAAGAGCCAGAACAATACAGAGATGGCCGTTAAAATGGGCAAAGTAGTGAATGATGCACTCTTTGGCCGTATAATGGACATGGTTAGCAAGTACGACACGTTAGGCGAATTTTATGCTGACGACAATGCTACCTATGCCGTAGTTAAGCAGTTGGCCGAAGCTGACATCATTCCGCAAACCGAAATGGCCCACCTGTTTGATGGTGGTAAGTTGAGCGAAGCTGGCCAAAGTATGATTGAGGGGGTAATGATTGGCAAGGTGTTCCAAGCCAACCCCGATGCAGTGCGCCAAATTACCGAGGTAAAGAGCATGCGCCAAGCGGTTATGACTGCCTTGCAGGACATTGTGCAAAACAATCGTTTGGGCGGTGGCTATAACCTTTCAAACGAATTGGCCGAAGCGGTGAACTTAGTGTACAGAGCGCGTAAGGCTGGCTACAAGTTGGGTCAACACGTGAGCGACTTTGCCCACCAAGGCAATTTGTTTGAATACGATGAAGGGGCAACTGTGGCAGACTTTAACAACATGGCCGTGATGATGTTGGCAGATGTGTTGAACGATGGTCGTAGCACACAACTTAAAAAGGTGATTGCTTTTTACAACGAGCAAGCCACTGATGCTGCCCAAGGCATAGGCGATATGTTTGTGGGTGGTGTAAAGAGCAAAACCGAAATTATTAACGAAGTAAACAAAGCATTAAACAATGGACGAGAATACAATACAACAGCCACGTCCCTTGCAGACGGACAAGGCCAAAGAAACCAAAGCAGCAAACAAAGCAATGATGTTGGCACGAGCGGTACAGATGGCAAGCCAACAAACTATACATCAGCAGTAACAGCCGAAACAGATGTGGAAAGTGGTGCAACCGAGGGTGAGAAATCTTCGGCAAAGGGTGATGTTGTGCCTTCGGGTAATGGTGATACCCCGCTGAGTGAGAAGATTGCCACCGCCTCAGCCGAAGTGAACACCGAACCCACAGAGGCGCAGAAGGAGGCAGGCAACTACAAGAAGGGACATGTTCAAGTCGGTACGTTCGACATCACCATTGAGCAACCGCAGGGAAGTGTGCGTAAAGGTACTGATGCTGACGGCAAGCAGTGGGAAAGCAAGATGAACAACACTTATGGCTACATTCGTGGTGCAGTGGGTGTTGATGGTGACCATATAGACGTGTTCCTCTCTAATGACATTGATGGTTGGAACGGACGCAAGGTGTTTGTAGTGGACCAGTACAACCCAGATGGCAGTTTTGACGAGCATAAGGTGATGCTTGGATTCAACGATGCTGACGAAGCCAAGAGCGACTATCTTGCTAACTATGAGAAAGGTTGGGAAGACGGGCGCAGAATAGACGTGACGGCAGTTAACCTCGAAGACTTTGAGAAGTGGATAGAGTCGAGCAAGCGTAAGACAAAGCCTTTTGGTGAGTACTCATCGGTGAAGAAGGATGTTGTGGAACGGAATGAAGTCCTTGAATATGAAAAGGCTTTAGACCATCTGGAAGACGTGGAACAGAAATGGAAGGAAAAAATACAGGACTATGTATATGAGCATTATCCTACTCAGGCTACGATATCGGCAGAAAGCACTTCAGAAAAAGGATTGCAGGAGCGCAAAGCAATGAAGGTTGACCCTGTGCTAAAGCAGATATATGCAGAGGCAAAGAAGGAAATAGATGCCGCAGAAGAAATGGTAACGCAGAAGTATAGTGCTTTGCCAGAAGATTTGCGTCAACAGAAGGCTGACGGAAAATCTGCACAGCTCCCTACGCGTGAGGAAACTATACTTCGCGATGTGGTGATAGACCACATGAAGGAAAGTGGCCTTGATGTGCTTGGCACGGAAGAAGGTCAGCGTGTGCTGGATATGGTGAATGGAAGAGATGTAAGGTTAAGTGCTAAACAAAAAAGAGCACTTGAAACCGCCTCTCTTGGAAATAATCCAAGGTCATTAACTGTCGTTTCAAGTGCTGATGGTGCAAAAGGAACCGCGACAATAGCAGATGACTCCACTAATAAGGCCACTGGCATTCCTAATGCGTATGCAAAGGTACAAACAAATTTGGAAAATCTTGCGAGAGTATATGCAGAAAAAGCAACAAACAAGACAAGAGGCTTTATTACAGACTTGTCAAGAGCATTGAATCTAACACAACATGAAGCAAGTAATTATGGCACGTTCGCTTTGCCAAATGGTAAAACATTGGCAATACGCATAAGCAACCATAATGCCCTTGTGTCAAACTTTGACAAGAATAATGAGAATAATGGTATAAGCATTGTTATATCAAGTCATAGAAATAAGAGACTAAATAATGATGGAAAGGCTCATATAGTTGAGTATTTCTATCATCGACGCGCTATTGAAAATGCAACGGGCAAACCTCTTGCTGAAATATTGGAATCAATAAAAGATGCGATTAATAGCGGTGAGTTTAAGGACACAACGGGGCTTGCAGAACGTGAAGAGGTAAACGAAGACATGATTCGTGAACATCGCGTTTACCACGGCAGCGGTGCTGACTTTGATGCTTTCGACCATTCCCATATGGGCGAGGGCGAAGGTGCACAAGCTTATGGCTGGGGTACTTATGTGACCGAGGTGGAAGGTATTGGCAGAACGTATGCCGAAAGCGCCCGCAAAAAGCCAACATATTTATATGGTGGTAAAGAAATGTCTTCCGATGAATTTCATGATTATGTACTGGGCGAGATAGGAGACTGGAACGAGAATATGCTTAATGACTTCATGTACAATCTTGAACGGCATGGTGTAACAAGAGCCAAAGACATATTGAAGAAAGGCGATTTGGCTCAATATAAAAACCTGTTTTATCAAAGCCTAGGCGATACAAGAAACTATGCGAAGGGGAAAATTAAGGCGGCACGAACCTTACTCTCATTAAAAGGCATTCGTATCAGAAAGCCTAAACGTCACCTCTACACCATAGAAATTCCCGATGACAACGGTAAGAATTATCTGGATTGGAATGGTCACCCTGCTGAATCTTTACTGAAAGATGTTGGTTCGTTTTTGGAGAGTAATGGTTTTGAGAGGGTGCAGGATAGTCCTGCCAGATATGAGAAAGGAAAAAGCACCGTTGTTTTGAACCCAAATGCGACAGGAGCTGATTTGTATGCGGAATTGCAGGAGGCTCTTGGCAGTGACAAGAAAGCATCACAAACATTGGCCGAGTTAGGCTATATTGGCATCAAATACCCTGCAGACAATATGCGTGGTGGCCGTGAGGATGGCGCCAAGAATTACGTTATCTTCAACGAGAATGACGCAAAGATAACAGATCACGTGAGGTTCTTCAAAACAAAAAATGGCGAGGCTTATGGTTTTACAATAGGTGGAAAAATCTATATAGATCCCAAGGTGGCAACGAGTGAAACTCCAGTGCATGAATATGCGCACCTATGGGCGAGTGCATTGAAGGCAAATAACGCAAAGGAATGGCAGAATGTGGTAGGCTTAATGAAAGGCACATCAGTATGGGAAGAAGTGAAGAAACTCTATCCAGAACTAAAGTCAGATGATGAGATAGCCGATGAAGTGTTAGCCACTTATTCAGGTCGCAGAGGTGCAGAGCGCTTGCGTAAGGAAATGGATGATATAGCTAAAAGCAATGGCAATGTGTTTGACAAAGCCACAGCCATGAATGCCATGCATCGTGTCAAGCAAGCCATTGAAAAGTTTTGGAAGGCAGTGGCCGATTTCCTTCACATTCACTACACCAGTGCAGAGCAAGTTGCCGACCAAGTGATGAAGGATTTGCTTGACGGTGTTGACCCTCGTAGCATGATGGACGGTGGCAAGAGCCTTCGTCCTGAAACGCGTATCAATATAGTGGCAGCTAAGTCCGAGCATGGCTTTAAGAATTATGCCGAAGCTAAGACTTGGGCGAAGGAGCATATAGCACGCACTTATAGCAGTAAAGAGACAGGTGGAAAGGGGGATATTCGTATTAGCAATGCGGCCGTTGACAAGTATTTGTCGCAAAGTGCTGTTGATAAGAGTGATAGCAAGAATGTTCATTTGTCGGTGCTGAAGGTGTTGCCTGATGTTATCCGTGAAAGTGTGGATGCAGAACAACATGCGGACTATAAGAAGGGGGAAGATGGTGTGCGTTCGGCAAAGAATGGCATCAATCCCAATGTAACCATACACAGATTGTATGGCGCAGTACGTATGGACGGAAAGGTGTATAGGGTTAAGGTAACGCTGAAAGATGATAAGACTTCAAAAGAACCAAAAGTTCCGCATAGCTATGAAGCAACAAAAATAGAGCTGTTTGCAGGAACATTAGGAAATTCTGATAACAGCCTCTCCCCCAATACAAACAACTCTATAACTGCTGCAAATTTACTGAAAGGTGTTGAGAAATCCTACGATGGCGGTAAGTTTTTTGAAGATTACAACAAAATTCGTGAGCAATTTATAGGTGAACAGGGCGCAGAACGTGCCGACCATGCCGAGGAGGTAAGTACGCGACTTGACAACTTGAGTGTGGCACGTGAGATGGAGAACGACAAGAAGGATGCCAAGGCTATCAAGATGGCTACGGGTTGGGAACGTGGCTCAGATGGCAAGTGGCGTTATGAGATCCCCGACTTGAAGTATTTTAGTAAGGGTGATGCTGGTTACAAAAAGGCACGTGAAAAGCAACCTTGGAGCAAGGAACTTGATGGTTTGTCAGACAAGATATTTGATGGTGAAGAACTATCGGATTCAGAAAACCAACGTTTTGATGAACTTGCACAAAAGGAAGAGAAATTCAAGACAGACTATCTGAATAGAGAAAAACCGCACCTTGCTGATTGGGTGGAGAACGATGAATTGTTTAAGGCTTATCCCGACTTGAAGCGTGTGGAATTGATGTTTACTGACCAACTGCCTGCAAATATGGGTGGCAGCTACAATGAGCGTGATCATACGATTGTAGTCAATACGAATTATGTTGGCGACATAGCTTCTGTTTTGGCTCATGAGGTGCAGCATGCTATTCAGAAGATTGAGGGTTTTGCAAGTGGCGGTAATCCAGAATCTATGCAAGAACGATTTGAGGCTGCTAAAGAGGAATGGCGTGCGCGTGCTTGGGCTGATGCTTTGCGTGACAAGGCAGATGAAATGGGCGAGCATTACAATCAAGCAGCAGTGGAAAAAGCCTTGATTGATGAGTACAAGGAGATGGGCATGGATAATGATGAATGGATGCCTAACAAGGAAACTCGCATGAAGGGTTTTAATTACTTTGCAAGGGGGTATGCAGACAGAAGCATGGATGCTGATATTAAGAATTTTAGATTGGCTGAATCCACTCGTGCAGACTTTAGTCCTTATGTAGAGTACACAAAACTTGGTGGTGAGGTAGAGAGCCGCAACGTAGAGCATCGTATGAATATGACACCCGAAGAGCGTAGAGCGATCCTTGCCGCAGAGACAGAGGATGTGAGCCGTGAGGATCAAATTTTCTTGATGAGTGGTGATGGTGGAAATGCGAATAGTGAAATTCCCCAAGAGATGGGAACTGGGGATGATTATTCAGAGTTTGCTAAAGAGCATGGAGTGGACGCAGATATGGTGAAGGATTATGCATCGGGCATGAAGACAGGCAACTTGCAAAAGGCTGATATTGCATTGGCAGAAATACGTCGCACAATGCGCGTGGCGAACCGAGGTATGAAACTTTCGGAGTTTGGCAAATTGTTCCGTCCTGTACAAAAGGAACTGGCTGAACGTTATGGCGACATAGAAAAGTTGCATCAGGAACACATTGATACTGCTATGCGTGAACGAGGCGTTATGGAGGCAGCTCGCAAACGTGCCGAGGAAGAGGAGGCAAAACGCAAGGCTCGTGCTGATGAGTTGTCGTTGTTGTCAACTGAGGAACTTGACAAGCGTTATTTTGATGCGATTGAGAGTGGTGACGATGCTGCAGCACGTGAGATGCTTGACGAGGCAGCACGTCGTAAGGGGTATGACGACACCGAAAGCAACTACCAAGGTGTAGGGGCATGGATTGCACCTTCCAACCCTGGCTATGAGAGTGATGCAGAGCGCAGGGCTGATGTTGAGGATAATGCTCCCGATGTAAATATTGAAGATATAGCTTTAGGCTATTCGTTGGTTGACGAAAAGTATTGGCAGGAGCCGCGCAAATATATGCAGACAGACGCTACCGCCATAGAATCTGTCAACGCGATAAGAGAGGCAATAGCCGCAGTCAGACGTGGCGAGAAGAATGTAAAGGTAAAAGTGTATCGTGCTGTGCCTACATCGGTGAAAGAAGGAAAATTGCGCAATGGCGACTGGGTGACACCGTCAAAAGACTACGCCAAGATGCACGGCGAACATCGATTGGAAGGCAAATATCGCATCATTGAAGATGAAGTCTCTGTGAATGAGCTTTGGTGGGACGGAAACGATAGTCGTGAGTGGGGCTTTGACGATGGCAGAGGTTACAAGTACAAGAATGTGGAGAATAACCGCAAATTGAATGACCTTGTTACGCGTGATGATAATGGCGAGATTATTCCTCCTTCGAAGCGTTTTGACGAGAATGTGGAGGATGTGAGGTATAGAGAAACCGAGCCTAAGACCTTGAAAGGTGAAGTAGCACTTACTGCACTTGAAAATATTTTCAGTGAACCGACAAGTGAAAGTCTGCCAAAATCCATTTCAACTTTAGAGAGTTTTAAAGAAGTATTCAAGCACCCTATACGAACATTTTTAGGGGAACTCGTAAAAGTAAAGGACGAGGTTTTCAATAAAATTATACGCGAGAAACGTTCAAATATATCAGGTGCAGTACTTTCAACTATTGAAAATGCTGATTTTGCCATACGTGACAAAGATGGTAGTACATTATACATAAAACGATTTAAGAGCGATAATAGCGGTAATACGTATAATATAGTAGCAGTTAATAAACATGGAGAGGTTGAAGATTATGTAAGTTCTGTACACATAAAACGAGATGGCAACTTACGTAACAAAATAAAAAATGGTGCTGAATTGTTACTACCGCAAGAACGGAATACCGACGGAACTTTGTCCCGAAACAATTCAACACCTACTGCAAAGGTAGAGAATAATCCCGATACATCGCAACTTTCTCTCCAAGAAAAATCTATGCACCAAGCAGCTAAGGCCGTAGCAAACGAAATGCACTTAGGTGGCAATGTAGATGTGTTGACTTCGACAGACGGACTGACGGGACGCAAAAAGAATGCAAAAGGGTGGTACGACCCTCAAACAGGGCGCATCACCATTGTGCTGCCTAACCATAATGGCCGAGCCGATGTTGTTAACACCATGCTACATGAAGCCGTAGGGCATTATGGCTTAAGAGAACTTGTCGGTAAAGAGAAAATGAATGAGTTCCTTGACTTCGTTTTCAAAAATGCTGACAAAGCCACACGCAGCCAAATAGCCCATAATTCAGCCAAATATGGTTGGGATATGCGAAAAGCCACAGAGGAATATATGGCAAGTATGGCCGAGGACGGAACTTTCAAAAATGTGAACAAACGATGGTGGCATCAACTAAAACTTGCATTCCTTAAAATGCTTCATAAGTTAGGCTTTGCTGGCTTTAGCGGAACAACACTTAGCGATAATGACTTACGTTACCTTTTGTGGCGCAGTTGGAAAAACTTGGCTGAAGGCCCTGCACGCAACATCTATCAAGTGGCCGAAGACACGTGGCGACAACAACACTTAAAGGTAGGCGACTTTGCCGAACCTAAAGCGGTTGACGCAAAAACACGTGAGCAGAACTTATACTACCGCGAAGAGAGAGAACGCAAAAGCGCACGCGATGAATATGAACGAAGCGTAAACACGGCAAAGCATAAAATGAACCTTGCATGGGTGGATAGCATGTCGGGACTAAAATTGTTGCAAGACGCGATTGTACCCAACGAAAAAGATTTGAAAGATTGGGAGAATGCCTACATGGCCGAGAACCGAATGAGTTCGACCAACCTTGCCGAGATGGAAACGTACAAAAAGTCGTTCTATAAAGACCTGCTTGATGCCGAACAAGAGTTGCTTGACAAAGGTACTATTCACGAGCAAGTGACTAACTACATGATGGCAAAACACGGATTGGAGCGAAATGAAGTGCTTGCATTTAGAGATGCCTTGAAACATGATTTTGCCAACGATAAGCAAAAGATGTCAGCAGCATGGAAGGCTTATAAAAACGATGCAACTGCACAACAGAACAAAACAGACTTTGAAAGTGGCAAAATCAGTTGGGACGATTATAAGGCAAACGACACGGCCATAAGAGAGAAGTACGCACCCAGTTACAAAAAGTACAGGAGCAAAGATTATTCGGGCCTTACCGAACTTACGACAGACGACCCAAGCATAAAGAGCTATCAAGACCAAATAGCTACACTCAAAGAGCAGTTAAACAATGAACGAGATGATGCAACGAAAAAAAGTATCAGAATAAAAATTGCGAAACTAAATAAAGAGATGGTGAACGAAGCAGAACGTATAGCTGAAAACTCCTCATCAAACTTTGAGAAAAAATACGACACATCTGAATTGTGGAACAGAACGAATGCTGCCACAAAGGCTTCGCTCACAAAGCAATATGAAAGTGGACTTTTGACAGACGAGGTGTATCACCACACACTTGATATGTTTAAAAACTACATTCCTTTGCGTGGTTTTGACGATGTAACAAGTGACGAGGTGTACAACTACTTTGGCAATGCAAAAGGCCAATTTGGCGGTGGCATACGTAGCGCAAAAGGTCGTAAGAGTAAGGCTGACGACCCCATAGCAACGATTGGCAACATGGCCGAGTCTGCCATTATGCAAGGCAATCGCAACCAGATGAAGCAACACTTTTTAAAAATGGTGTTGAACCACCCAAGTGATGCAGTGAGCGTTGACCAACTTTACTTGCACTATGATGCTGCAACGCAAGAGTGGAAACCTGTTTTTGCCGAGTTTGATGAGCATGACGATGCGAATGCTGTTGCGCAAAAGGTCGAAGCATTCAATCAACGAATGGAAACCTTATGCCAACAAAATCCAGATGAGTACAAAAAGGCGAGCGAAGCTCATGACATTCAATACAAGGTGGTAGGTAAGAACATCAACGAACACCAAGTGCATGTAAAAATGCAAGGTAAAGATTATGTGCTAACAATAAACGGCAACCCCGAAGCAGCGCAAGCATTGAATGGGCAGACCAATCCTGACAGCACGGATAATCCGTTCATTAAATTCTTCCAATCAACAAATCATTTCATGGCAGCTATGTTCACGCAAAAGAACCCAGCTTTCATTCTTAGCAATTTGTCACGCGATAGCTTTTATGCAAACAGCATGGTTTGGGCCAAGGAGTCGCCAGCGTATGCGTGGAAGTTCAATAAAAATTGGGGCAAAAGTCTTTACACCTTGTTCGGTTTGATAACAAGGCAACGCAAGGGAACACTTAACATGAACGACAAAGTTGACCGAATGTATCAAGAGTTTATTGAAAATGGTGGTGAAACAGGTTATACCTTCTTGCACAGTGTTGACGATTATAAAAACATGATTGCAAAGGCACTGAAAGAAAGTAGACGCAGTGGTTGGAATCCGAAGTCGTGGTTGAAGTTCCTTGACAATTTAATCAATTACCTTGGAACATGGGCCGAAAACACAAGCCGATTTGCAGCTTACAGAACAAGCCGTGAAATGGGACGCAGCATTGAAAAATCAATTTGGGACGCTAAGGAGATTTCAGTTAATTTCAACAAAAAAGGTGCTGGTGCAAAGGCAGCAGGCAAATGGGAGGACGGAAACCGACTAAACGTTATGCAAGCCTACATGTCGCAAAGTGCAAAAGAGTTGTACGTATTCTGGAATGCAGGAGTTCAAGGTTTGTCAAACGTAAGCCGAACTTTTGGAAAGAGTAAAGGCAAAACACTTGCAGTTGCAGGTTTGTACTTTGCCATAGGAACAGCACTTCCTATGCTGATGGCAGCTCTTTCACAAGGCAGTGGAGATGACGATACAAACTATTACGACTTGCCCGATTGGGTACGCAGAAACAATCTGTGCTTCTACACTGGCAAGGGGTGGGTAACAATTCCATTGCCAATTGAGTTGCGTGCTTTTTATGGCTTAGGAGAGTTGGCGCAAAGTGTGCTTTCGGGCAATGAGGAATACACTGCCACTGACATCGCTACCAAAATGCTTGAACAAGTGTCACAATTATTCCCCGTTGACTTTATGGAGGGCGGTGGCAGCTTAACCTCATTTGTGCCAAGTTACGCAAAGCCCATAGTTGAAGCATACGTTACAAATAAGGATTACACAGGCACACCCATTTACAAAGACGCTGAATACAACAAAAACCGACCCGAATGGACGAAAGCCTACAAGGGTACTAATCAAGCTCTTGTGTGGGCAAGTCGCTTGCTGAATGAGTTGGGTGGAGGTGACGATGTAAAGAAAGCAAATGTTGGAGTGATGGACGTGAACCCTGCTAAAATTCAGCACTTGTTTGAAGGCTATTTTGGCGGATTAGGTAAGTTCGTGTTCCAAACGATGAAGGTAGCTTCAATGCCTTTTAATGAAGATAATCGTGAACTGAAAAATGTGCCAATCATTAATTCTTTCTATAAAACATCTGACGAAAGAACCAAAGACAGAGCCATCACCAGCAAGTTTTATAAATACAACGATGAATATCAAAAGACGAAAGAACTGCTTTCGCTTTACAAAAAGGAATTGCAGGCCCCAGAGTACAAGTCAAAGTTTTATGATTTAATGTATTCGCCCGAAGGCTTTAGCGCAACTATGATGGACTCATATAATAAACAACTAAGTGCTGTGCGAAAGGCAATGTCTGTAACTGACCCTAATAGCGACAAATACAAAAAGTTGCAGCAGCAACAAGTTGACATTCAAAAGCAAGCCGTAAAAGTGATAGAAGCGACAAAGGGAGTTGTTAATTCAGAAGATAAAGAAATGAAAGAACTTTACAACCTTTGGATGCAAGACTATTCAAATGACCCCCAAAAAGCTGAAGAAAGAAGCAACAAGACCATTGAGATGCGCAAAGATATAGTCAAACGTATCATGGATATTGCAAAGCAAAACAAACCTCAAAAAAAATAGCTTAAACACATGAAAAGTCGGCAACACCCTCCGACATAGGAGCCGTGTTGCCGACATTCGTTTATTCAAGTTGAAAATAAAATAACGATGAAGCATTACTGCTTTATATTTGCATAAAACAGACTACTTATGGAGTATAGTATATCAATCAACAAAAAAGAAATGCTTGATGCTCTACATGGAGAAACCGCGTATATATCGGCCAAACTTATTGACCAAGACAAAGACAGCTACAAACGCATAGCGACAACTGAAGTTGATGAGGATTACCTACTAAATTGCGTTTATGAATCGTATGCAGACATTTTGTCTACATTGAAGCAATATAGTCCGAGTGTAGAACACGATTCCTTAGATGTGACATTTACGCTTAATGTGCCAAGCAACTTTGATATAGGTCAAGAATATGGCTTACTTGAAGACACAAAAAATTACTTTATTCACTATACGCTATACAAATGGTTTTCTTTGACCAACAAGCAAGATGCTGAGAATCAATTGCAAACAGCCATTAAATACCTATCAGCTATTAAAGTGTTATGTACTGCACGTGTATCACCCACATGTGAAGAAACGAATAATTTAAATTATAAAAAATTTTTTTACGAATAATCGAATATGGCAAAGCAAACAATTGAAGTTAAATTATACATGAGAGAATTGGTGTACGATGTGCAACAAAAAGTACACCTCATAGGCAACTCTTTACGAACTGACGAGACATCCGAATCAGCAGCGAAAGTACAAGACTTGACCGATGAAAACAAAGATGTAATGCTTCGTTCTTTTGGTGAATCTTATGCACGTCTGCGTAACGAACTTAGTGAATACATTGTAAGCACAAATCGTCAGACAGACAATACTTTAATGGAAGAAGAACGTGATAAGATTCAGCAATCATTAGTGTTTAGTTATCAAGGAGAGTTAAATACATCACAAGACGGAGAAAAAGAGGACAACACGTTATCTCTTGATCTACGTGTACCAAGTAACTTTAATTTGGCAGTAAAGAGCGACATAGCCAATGCCATGCATTCATATATGGTTAATTGTGCCATAGCAGAATGGTTGTTGGTAACTCCTGCGAAAGAAATGGCTGAAGTATACCAACAATCAGCAAAAGCAGCTCAAATAGAATTGCATAATGTATTAAGCAAACGTATTAGACCGACACGTGTTCATACCCCCGAACAAACAACGCCTCTACAAAACGAATTGCGCTATGAGTAAAATAGATATGGTATATGGTCCTTATGGATATGTTATAGGCCCATCAAGTTGCATTGAACAAATGTTACAATGCCAATGCAATAGTAAAAGTAATGCAAAGCATAAAATCACATTGATCTTCGACAGAGAATCGTTACTATACGATATAGCCAATATCGGCTATATAGAAGGAGATGCAATGCAAACGGAGGATTCACATGCTAAACATTTAATATTTGATATTACAGAAGATGGTAATGTTGACAGAGTGACACGTGTGCTTGACCTCGCACATTCGATTTGTGAAGAGAAACTTTACCCATTCACTAAAAGCGAATGTGACGATGATATTGAATTGAATGACCTATTTAAGGAGACTCCGACATATATCATAGAACTAAATGTACCACAAAATTTTTCAACGACTACAGCCAAGTACTTAGAACAGCTTATACATGAATATTTTATCGCATCGGTTTTAGCTGATTGGTTGTCAATCACGAATCCTAATTCAGCAGAAAAATGGTCAGTAAAGGCTCAAGCATTACTTGACGAAGCTAAACGGAAGTTGAATGCTCGTATTGGAATACTAACACGGCCATTACGGCCTTTTTAGAATAAACGATTATGGCAAGAGGATATAAAACAGGTGGAAGGGTGAAAGGTACACCCAATAAGCCTAAACCCTACAAACAAATAATCTATGAATGCATATCAAGCGGTGTGAGTGACTATTTTGAGACGGGTCTATTTGCGCAAGATGTACAAGCACTTGACCCTAAAGACCGCATAACAGTGATGGAGAAATTATCACAATATGTTGTGCCAAAGCAACAGAGCCAAAAAGTTGATGTGGCAGCAACCGCAAATGTATCCGCATCACTATCGGATAAACTTAAAAATATGGCATTGCAATATAGCAGCAACAAAAAAGAATAGACATGGAACAGAGAATAGAATACAAGGGAATGACATCCAAGCCTTCTGATTACCAGAGCGAAGATGGTGAGATGAAGTTGGCTGTAAACGCTGAGTATAGAGATGGAGGGTATCATGCAGTTAGAATACCTAAGGATGTATTTTTACAATATAATGGATTTGAGCCAATGTTTGTGCATATACCGAGCAATTCAACATATAGCATATATATAGGTTCAAAGAAAATAGAAGATGATAAAACTCGTAAATATAAATTAAGTGCTATAATAAAAGATAACGATTCTATCAATAAAAACGAATATAAAGAAATAACATTTAGTGACGCAATAGAATACAATGATAAATCTATCATCGGAAATTTTTGCGCCATTGGAAATATATTGGTATTTACATTTGAATCAAAATTATACTATGCTTTTTATAAAGATGGTTCTTACAAGCTATCTAAGAGATTGCCACCGACCTTAAATATTGATTTCAATATATTAAGAAGATATGAGCCTAATGTTGGTATTAACTCATCTGATTTTCAAATGCCTAAATCAGATGAATACACAAACTACAATATAGCTAATGTAGACGATAGTTATCATAGTCTTTGGGTTAAGATTGACGATGCGAAAATTGTCAATTCAACGGAAATGACAATGTGCAAATTGCTGAATTCAAGTGAGAATGTAATTAATTTTAAAAATGCAGTTTTCGCTGCATACAACTCAGCCAATGCATATTTACAGAAGAAGGGATACCTATTAAACCCTGTGCTTTTAAGATATGCTTACAGACTATATGATGGTACTACTATCATGCCTTCAGCACCTATATTGATGTTTCCTCCCATTAAACCAATACTCTTTTACAAAGAATGGAATAAACATAATCGTCTGACAGAAAGAGCAGATGAACCATTATCAGTTTATTTTGAAGCTTATAGAATATTTGCTTCTTCAACTGATAATTCAGTTATGGAAGAATTGTCTAATAAATGGGGGGATATCATTAAATCTGTAGATTTTTTCATTTCTCCTCAAATTTACACGATAGAAAGCGATGAACTGGATTTCTATATGTTGGATGGTAGTCAAAAAATAGAAGGGGTAGACTATGCTCCTCAACAAGCTATAATGAGTTTTAAGGATCGGAATTTTAAAGATTCCATAATGTCAACAAATTCATTTCATCTGATATGTAGCATAGATGTTAAAGACTTATCGAACAATATAGGAAAGTCGAATAACGTAAAGTTCCCATTTACAGATAAAAATAAAATTACCCCTGATGACTTAACATCTTACACTGAAAAAGAACGATTAGAAGAAAGTATATACGATAATTCAGAAATGGAGGTTGGCTCTATTCTTTCATTCAACAACAGAATATGTGCATCAGTTACAAGACGATTGCTAAATATGGATTGGGGTATATCTCATGTCGAAATCTACAATGAAACGAAAAGACCTCAAAAAAATTATGATACAGAATTTAATCACAAGACAACCTATAGTAGCAAGAAAGTAGAGATTGATAGCATAAAAGAATTGGTTTCCAAACAAAAGACAGACGAACTTAATATGTATGTGAAGGATTGTTTGGGCACTTTAGCATATCGAATTAAAAATGAAATAGATGGAGATTATTGGAGTACAAACCTAATGTCAACAGAAAGTTTCCCCAAATATTTCTTCAGTATAGATAGTAGAATAGAAAGCATCGGTCTTATTAGCAATAATGAGGATGGCTCTAAAGCAATAATTAAGGAATTCAAGTTGAAAACGAGTGATTATCTTAATATGTCATACAATCTTAATGGGAGTTATGAACAAATAGAAATTACGGAATCCGAATTTCAGAATTTTCAGAACAAGCCAATTAGCATCTATACGCGAGGAATTGTCAAATTGTCTGAAGTAAACAACCCAATTGTATTTAAAGATGGTAACAGCACTCGGTGCGGTAGTGGTAATGTATTGTCTATAGTTACAAACGCTCATGCTGTAAGCCAAGGGCAATTTGGTCAATATCCTATATTTGCTTTTTGCAGTGACGGAGTATATGCCATTAGTATTGGTACAGATGGAACACTGCAAAATTGCTCACCATATTCATATGACATTATAACTAACTCAAAAAGTGTAGCAAATATCGAGAGAGATGTATATTTCACGACAGAGCAAGGTGTCGTGAAAATCGGTAATGAAGGCCGACAACTTTTGCTACACGCAGACAATACAATAAAATATACCTATGACAACTGCATAAACGACCATCAAGAAAGATTCATGAATAATGCATTTAATGGCATATTGCAAATTGGTAATCCACCGCAGATGGTTGACCTTAAAAAATACTTAACTACAGGTTCAAGGATAGCCTATGACTATCCTCACGGCCGACTGATAGTTTACAACCCATTACATAACTATTCGTATGTGATGGAAACAGAATCGGGTATGTGGAGCGTTATGGCACAAGGATTTCATAGTAACCTTAACGTATACGAAGAATGCTTGATGGTAAAAGAGGAAAATACAACAGACGGGGATACTCAGTATAAGGTTTACAACTACTCATCAGATGAGGTGGAAGAGAATCAAAAGTCATATCTTATCTCTCGTCCTATTAAATTAGGCTATCCAGATGTTCACAAAACTATAAACAGCATCATCCAACGAGGGGTGTTCTGCAGCAAGGATGATGTTAAGCAGTGTTTATATGGTAGCAATGACTTATATAATTGGGTGCCAGTATGGTCAAGCAACAACATTTACCTTAGTGGATTTAGAGGTACAGGTTACAAGTATTACAGACAGATATTGTTTCTACCCAGATTCAAACAAGAAGAAACATTGCAAGGCTCTACCATCACATATGAACCAAGAATGACAGACAAACAGAGATAGTTTAATATGGGGAATTTAAAAGACATATTAAAAGAAAACGAAAAGCGAAATGCGCAATTATATGCTACCTTTAACCCTGTAACGGGTGAAGGTAGTATACTTAAACGAGTCCATGTAACAATAGATGATTTTCCACTAAAAGAACAATGGTTGCCATCCACCATGCTGAAAGAACCAATTGTAAAGCAATTAGTTAAAGCTGGTAGCTTAAGCAACTTTTACAAGACATTAAATGAAGAAGCTACATTTGGGAATAGTGAATACGAATACCTTGTTAAAACCTTCATCCGCATAAGGTGTAAATATGATTTTGCGTTTTGGGCAGTGATGTATGTGCTAATCAGCAATAAGTTAGGTGGAGATGATATTCACTTTAGTTTGAATTATCCGCAGCGTATTCTCATTACACGATTTGAACAAATGAGATTAGCTAATATGCCGATTCGATTGATATTGCTCAAAGCCCGTCAATGGGGTGGGTCTACTTCCACACAAATATATATGGCATGGTTACAACTTGTGCAAGAAGAAGGACTTAATTCGCTCATTGTAGGTCATGTAAAAGATGCTTCATATGAGGTACGCGATATGTTCGACAAGATGATAAACGAATATCCAGTTGAATTATTGCATGAAATTGGCGAGGATTACGATCCCAACGAACCCAAACAAAGTGCTGTAGGTAATAGTGGTAACATAAAGCGAATTCCACAGAGAAATTGTAAAATAAAAATCGGTTCATACGAAAAGCCAGAGTCTGCTCGCGGTGGTGCTTATAGCCTTGTGCATTGTACGGAAGTCGGACTTTGGACACCAACGGACAATCGTTCTCCTGAAAAGGTTGTACGTTCTGCATGTTCGGGTATCACCTTAAAGCCATTAACAATGATCGTGTATGAGAGTACTGCAAATGGCACGGGTAACTTTTTTGAACGTGAATACAATGCAGCCAAGGAGAGTGACGAACACATAAAGAGAGGTGAAGAGAGCACATCACAATTTTGTTCCCTATTTATTGCATGGTTTCAAATAGAACTTTACAGGAAGGATTTTAAAGATGAAGAGTCAAAACGTAATTTTGCACAGAGCCTTGAAGCTAATAAAGAACAAGTCTATTCGCCAACCAATAGAGCAGAACCAGGGAAATACTTATGGTATTTATGGCAATGTGGGGCAACTCTTGAAGCAATAGCATGGTATATAGATGAAAGAAAGAAATATACCGACCATGGTGATATGGCGAGCGAATACCCGACAGACGATAACGAAGCCTTCGTCTATTCAGGTTGCAAGGTGTTTGACAAGTTGTTAGTAGAAAAATTCAGAAAAGCCTGTAGACCTCCACGTTATGTAGGTGATGTGTATGCAGATGGAGATGAAGGAATAGAAGCCTTCCAACACATAAAATTTAAAAACGATAAGACAGGACTGCTTTGCGTATGGGATAAGCCAGATATAGATCCATATGAAAAAATAAAAAACCGATATCTTGTTGTAGTAGATATTGGTGGACGTTCTGTTAAAGCTGACTGGTCAGTAATATGTGTATTTGATAGAATGTACCTCATGAGTGGTGAAAGGCCAGAAGTTGTTGCACAATGGTATGGCCATATTGACATGGATTTACTTGCATGGAAAGCAGCCCAAATAGCTAAGTGGTATGATGATGCACTATTGGTTATTGAGAGCAACACTCTTGAAACGAAAGATAAGGAACGCATGGTAGATGGAGACCAATCGCAGTTTATTCTTTACAAGATAAAAGATGTGTATGACAATTTATATGCACGCGAGCAGAGCGAAGATGAGATACGCGAAGGCGCACCAAAAAAATATGGATTCCATACCAATGTTGCCACCAAGCCCATGGTTATATCAAACCTTGTGAAGATGGTACGTGAACACTTGTACATTGAACGTGATGAACGATGTTTGGATGAATACCTTACTTATGAACAAAAACCTAATGGCGCATATGGAGCAATAGCAGGCAAGCATGACGATTTGCTAATGACACGAGCCATCGGCCTTCATATTGCTTATAATTTCAAGGTTATGCCATTACCAAAAATAATATCAAGACAAAGTTTATCTAAAAAGAGTAATCACAAGGTTTGTAAAATAACTGAAGCTGTTATATAACAAGATCTTCACTTTTTCCGTGCAGCATTAATAATCATTTTAGCTTGTGAAGGGGAAAGGTAAAATTGCGGTGCAGGACTATTAACGATGACATAAATAATGCGTGACATTGGAACACCTTTATTTTTTAAACGCAACTCTTTGTATCTACGAAATAACTCGCTATACATATTACGTTTTAGCTTATTTGTAATACCCGCATCACATCCGCGAAGCATTGATGAAACAGCTATAGCGGCACGTTCTTCGCTGACCCAAAAACGTGAACATGGTCGCAGGACAACACGTTTAAAAATTTCATCCATGTTGATATGTTTGCTATCTGCAATTTCTTGTCTAAAAGCCCTAATAAGTTCAACCTCGCGTTGTTTCTTGTATGGAAAATATGACCCTAAGTGTTTCATAAGCAAAAACAAAAAAGGATAGCACTACAATGTAGAATGCAGCACTATCCTATAAAGGATGAATAATATTTATCTATTTGCAAAAGTAATAATTTTTCATCAAAGACGGAAATAAAGAAGAGGAAATTCTCTTATGATATAACTTTGCTATCAAGTATATAATACGAACTTTATGGAAGATGAAATAAAACAGCAAGAGGTTATGCAGCCAGAAGCGAAAGGTGAGACACCTCCTAAAAAATCAAGACGTGATATGCTACGCGAGCGGTTGTCGAAGAAGCACCCTGACAAGAGTTTCGATGATGATGAGGTTTTCGCTGGTCAAGTTAGTGATGACTACGATGACTACGACAAGCGTTTGGCCGAGTATCAGAAGAACGAGCAAGCAGTTGGTGATATGTTCGCCACGGATCCGCGTGCCACTACTTTCCTAATGGAGTGGAAGGATGGAAACGACCCTATTGTAGCTCTTGTTCGTGCATTGGGTAAGGACGCAATAGAAGCGGCTGATGATCCCGAACGTCAAGAAGAAATTGCAAAGGCAAATAAGGAATACATTGAACGAATCAACAAGAGCAAGGAACTTGACAAGGAATACGAGTCAAATTTACAAGAATCCTTGCAAACGCTTGCAGACGTTCAACAGCAAAATGGTTGGACAGATAACCAAATAGATGCGGCCTTTCAGCAGCTCTTTAAGATTGTTGATGACGCGATTATGGGTAAATTCAGCCCCGAAACTTTGCAGTTGGTAATGAATGCTCAGAATTACGACCAAGATGTTGCAACAGCGCAACAGGAGGGAGAAGTGAAGGGGCGAAATGCTAAAATCGAAGAAAAACTCAGAAAGGCAAAATCGGGTGATGGAACACCTCAGCTGAATGGTAAGAACGGAAAAGTTCAGCGTACACCATCACAGCAAAGCATTTTTTCTCTTGCATCGCAAGCATAAAAATAGAACTTATATAGAGATGACTTTTGAGCTTATATAGAGATGAATTTTGAGAAAATACAATTTATTGATGACCCCAAAATCACAATTAGTAGTGGTAGTACTGGAATTAAAAGTCAAATAAATGGTGTATCAACAACCGTCTCATCAGTGGCCATAGCCACTGGGGGAATGAAAGGAGGGGCACTTTTAGTTAAAAAAATAAATAAATAATTTATTATGGCAGAAGCAACAGAAACTATTCAGATGAAAGAACAACCTGCAATCACGCCAAGTAATGGAAGTGTAGGTTTGGAAACACAAGTAGCAGGCCAAGCTACAACCGTATCAAATGCAGCGAACGCTACAGGTGGTGTTGGCGCAGGAAACTTTATTGAGCAAGACCTTGATGCAGAACTTTTTGCATTTAAGGGTGATGATACTCCCCTTATGCAGCTCATGCTCAAGGCGAAGACGGTGAACGTAAATTCGCCAGAGGTCGAACACTATATGATAGACGAACCCAAGTCTTCAGTAACGACCAACAAGGCTGTAGAAGAGAGTACAAGTTCAAGTTCTTTTTCTCTGCCACTTGATGGTACAGAGCAAAACATTCCACAAGAGTATGGCACTTTGCTTGTAAAGGGTGTTTCGGGGTACGATGAGCAAGGAAAGAACGCAACTCCTGGTAAGGATTTGATGTTGTTCGTAACAGGTCGTGACTCAGATGGTAATCCCGTATGCCGCGCTGTAAATGGTAAGCGCATGGTGGGTTCAACATTCTGCTCTGTTCCTGCCATTCCTGCTAATACTGAAATCGTTATTCTTTCTAACGCATTGTACGAAACGCAGAAGGAAGTTGCTCCCGATTTGATTGTTCCTCAGCCACGCGAAGTGTACTTGCAAAAACGAGGCATGAACCAAATTGTATCAGACTATTTTGAAAGCCAGAAGAAGCACATACCGTTCTCGCAAGCACTCATCGCTGAACAAGCCATCACTAATTTTAAGACACGTTGTAATCGTACACTTTGGGCAGGTCGCAAGGGCAAGTTTACCGTTAACGTACCTAAATTGGGAGCGCAGACGGTTTATTGCGCTGAAGGCATTCGTTGGCAGTTTATGCGTGAATTGCAGCATACAGGCAAGTGGACCGTTGAAAAGATTATAGCATTGGCAAAGATGTTCTTTACAGGAGAGGATGTTCCTAAGACCGCAATTCTCTTGGCAGGTAAGAACCTTCTTGAGCAGATTCAGTGCATTGATTATTCAAAGCATCCCGAAATTCAAATAACCACAAAGACAAATCCTGTTGGTTGGGTAGTAACCAATTTCCACACAGTATTTGGTGACATTGAAATTAAGCGAGAACCTACTCTTGATAAATTAGGGTGGAGCAACTCAGGTGCTTTGCTTGGCGAGAACCGATTGGTACATTATAAGCGTACAAGCGACCATGAATTCTCTGACCGAGTAGAAGGCGAAGAAGCTACACGCAAGGGTATGATTGTATGGGATTGCCTTGCATTGAAGGGAGGTTGCCATATTTTCATTAATGGCGAAGGTGATAACACGAACGAAGGTGCAACAACATTCTCAATATGGGATAAAGACACCGCACCCGAAACTACAGAAGGTGTAGTTTACTATCTTATCAACGATTGCTCTGCAATTAGCAAGTCGGCAAAGGCTGGTACAATGTGGCAGTATAAAGATACTAAATGGGTAGAATACACAGGTGAGATTTATGGTTAACTAATTGCAATGTCAGACTTACACACCATGTAGTCTGACATTGCGATCATAACGACAATACAATGAAGAAGACATTAAAGGCATATGGCGTTTATGGTTTGATGGATTGGCAACCATTGCTAAATGTCGGGAAGGCGAAGTTTCAGCCTTTGTTTAGCGGTGGCGGTGCAACCGCATATGGAGAGACTCCTGCAAAATATGTTACATCGAATCCCGTATGCCAACATATTATAGAGAGTAGTCACTATTTTCAATCTGGGTATATTACATTGCTCTATGAGCATAACTTGGATGAGAATAAAGCAGATGAGAATAAAGCAGATGAAATTAAAGATGATACGAACGAAGGTGAATTGCTAAAAGAAGTAAGTTTTAGTTCATTAGGTGATGCATCAGCTTATCTTAACGAGAATTTCAACATACCTAAAAACAAGTTGCGTACGCGTGAATCCATTATAGAAGTTGGGAAGGATAATGGTATTGACGTAAAAATCAGTGATTAAAGATGAAATTGCACTCACTATCCAAGGTTAGACCCGAAAACTTAAGCGGTATAGATTCCGTTGAATCAGAAAGGGGGCATAATCCTTCAAGGGCTTATGATGTGCTTGCAATGGCACAAACTTTTTGGAACAATATGGATGATTTCCGTAAGGAACGTGAGCGCAACAAACGCTATGCTTACGGAGACCAATGGGACGATACGATAGAAGTGGAAGAGAATGGCTGCAAGCGCAAAATGACAGAAGAAGCCTACATACGCAGCCAAGGGAATATACCACTCAAGAACAATCTTATTCGTAGATTAATTCGTAATGTTATAGGTGTATACCGCAGTCAGAGCAAGGAACCTGTATGCAATGCGCGTGACCGAGATGAGCAAAAGTTAGGAGAGACCATGTCAACCGTGTTGCAATATAATATGCAGCTCAATCGTATGAATGAGTTATATGCAAGGACTATGGAAGAATACATGGTAGGTGCATTTGTCATTCATCGTAAATGGTATGGTTGGCGCAATGACAAGTTAGATTGTTGGACTGATTATGTTAATCCAAATAGATTCTTCATTGATACAAATATGCGTGATTTCCGAGGTTGGGATGTAACTTGTCTTGGAGAAATACACGATATAACATTTGGTGATTTGGTTGAGCAGTTTGCTCAATCACCCGAAGACTATGAACGATTAGCAAACATCTATCGTGCTGCCAATAACATGAAGGCATTTGTTAGCACACGTGCAAGTTTTGGTGTGTCAACAAGACGTAAAGACATTGAATTCTTACTGAACACCGATGAATCTCTTTGCCGTGTTATTGAAGTATGGAGAAAGGAGCAGAAACCACGTATTCGATGCCATGACTACAACAATGGTGACATATTCAAAATAGACATTAAAGATAAGAAAGAACTTGTTGACGATGTTAATGCGCAGCGCATCGAACAAGGACGCGAAGCTGGCATGGAAGTTAACGACATACCTTTAATTGAAACAGAATGGTTCGTTGATAATTATTGGTATTATTACTACCTTACGCCATTTGGTGACATCCTTGCTGAAGGAGAAACACCTTATGCGCATAAAAGTCATCCTTATGTATTCAAAGCATATCCATTCATTGATGGCGAGATACATTCATTTGTTTCTGATGTAATAGACCAGCAGCGTTATTCTAATCGTCTAATCACATTATATGATTGGATTATGCGTGCGTCAGCTAAGGGGGTATTACTTGTTCCCGATGATTGCTTAGGTGATCAAAGTCCTGAAGATTTTGCCGATGCTTGGACAAGATTTAACGGAGTTGTAGTGTACCATGCAAAGCCTGGTGTTCCAGCACCATCGCAAGTTGCCAACAACTCTACTAACATTGGTATTAGTGAATTACTGAATTTACAGCTTAAGTTCTTTGAAGATATCAGTGGTGTTCATGGGGCATTACAAGGCAGACAAGGTGTAAGCAGTACAAGTGGAACACTATATGCCCAACAAGCGCAGAATGCGACCACGTCTTTGTTGGACTTACTTGACTCTTTCTCACAATTTGTTATTGATGCTGCCTATAAGGATGTAAAGAATATTCAGCAGTTCTATGACCAAAAGAGAACATACAACATAGCAGGACGTTCGGCTACACAAGTTGAATACGATCCAGATAAAATACGCGACGCAGAGTTTGATTTGTCAATAGTTGAGTCTACATCAACACCTGTTTACCGACAGATGGGCAATGACTATTTGATTCAGTTCTGGCAGTCTGGACAAATCAGTTTGCAGCAATTGCTTGAAGTCGGTGATTTCCCTTTTGCAGACCAACTATTGCAAAGTATACAGAGTCAACAAGAACAAATGCAAGAAGGGCAAACGCCCCAAGGTATTTCACCCGAACTGAAGCAACAAGCGCAGCAAGGAACTAATATGGACGCAGTAAATCAACTTTATGGTGCAATAAAAGGAGGAGAAGATCCTACTTATGAAGAAGCAAGACAATGAAAGATTATGATATAAATAATATTGTAAGAGATGTACGTATTACCATAGACCAAAATATGAGCGAAAGTGCATTGGCTGGTTTTGGTGATACTGATACTCTTGCACTTGACGATATTATTAAGTCAAAGATTGTTGATGCAGCTATGCTCATCTTCGATAATGCTCCTATAAATATGATTGGAGATGCTGCTCTATGTAAAAATGCAATGGTTATATACAAGAAGGTATATAATTCGGACAAATCTTATTACGCTGAGATAGCTGTTCCATCTACATTCTATAGGCTTGTATCATTTAAAATGAATGGATGGAAAAAATCTATTACAGACGAAGACTTAATTTATCCGACTGATGAAGAATATGCTGTTCAACGAAGTAGAATTGAGGGCGTAAGAGGATGTTCAGAAAGGCCAATATTAGCATATGTTCCGAATATTGATGAAGGTGATAATGAATACTGTTTTGAAGCATATTCATGTACTAATAACGATCCGTATGCTTTCACCTATCTTCCATTGCCAATGATAACAGATGACAACAAAATATCATTACCACAAGAACTTTATAAATCTATTGTTTACGCAACAGCATACCTTACCGCAATAGCATTTAATTCTGACAACCAAGCCATGCGATTGCTTTCTGTTGCTAAACAACTTGCAAAAATAGGAGATTCGATTCAGCAACAACCTATAGTACCTCAATATGATAATTCACAAAATGTACAGCAATGAAAAAACAATGGAAAGACATAGAGGGGGAAAAAGTCAGAATGGATGTTGGTTCAACAATGGAGCAAGCCATGTCAGATTCTTTCCCAGCTGAAGTTATATGTTTTACCACTGATAACAACATTGTTTTCAATGGAGAGGTTTTTGCAGGTGATGGGAGCGTAAGTGGATATTATGTTGACAAGGAAATATTTCATCTTACTAAAGATTCAAGTGAAGATGAAATATCAGCTGTTTTTGATGAAGCGAAATTATCGGAAATTGTTAAAGCCATAACCGATGGTAAATACTTATATACAGACAGGGGGAATGTTGAAGCGGAACTAAATAAATCTTCTAAGCTTAATTTTACGCAATTGTCTTTAGAGTCACCAGACACGAGAGTTCTCTTTACAAAAATAGGTGATAAGCTAAGTTTAACTTCGGTAAGACAATCTAAGATTAAGCGTATTGAAGCTCTTGAAGATACTATAAACGAATTAAAGAAATTATTATCATTAACTTAGGTTATGCATAACTCAATATAAACATTAAAAAAAACACATGAGTAATTTAAAAGACATTTTGCAAGGAGTGATGATTGGCTTTTCGGCCAACAAGACTGAAGCTGAAGCGCAAGCAAACGCTGCTGCTATTAACAATCGTATGGTAATATGTAGAACCAAACAACTTTACCTTAATGGAGAGCGTTTGGGTATAACTGATGCCGAAAGCGATTATTTAAAGAAAAAATTGAACGAAGAAAATAATGCACGATTACAACTTCAACAAACAACAAGCCCTTCAATAGTAGACAAACATGATGGTACGAATGTTACTGTAGTATTCAAGACATTATGGGACAATGTGTATGTTACACCAGACTCTATAAAAGTCCTTGATAGCTCAAATAAAGAAATAACTCTAACAGAAAGTACCCAAGCTACAGGCGCGAAGCAGTTTACTGCGAAACTCAATAAAAACGAAAAATACACGGCCACTGTTACCCATAAAGGTGTAACAAAGACTATTGCATCTAATCAAATATATGCCTATTATTCAGTCTACTATGGAGTAAGCAGTAATGAAACTATTAACGCTGTTACTGGTTTAACCAAGAAGGCTGCATCAAGTTCAGCAAGTGGCACATATGCATTCACTTTTGCTAATGGACAATATGCTTATATACTAATACCATCGGGCGTAGCTAAGGGAAAACTTGGAACCGCTGATAAGGAAAATGTATATCACGCAAGTGAGGGTGTTAGTGATGTTCCGTTTATTAAGCAGTCAAATAATGTAACTTATAATGGTGCTACTTATGAAGTGTTTAGACTCGCATCAGCACAAAGCGTAAGTTCACATGATATCACAATTTAAAAAGAGAGGAGGAAAAACAAATGGCGAATCCAGTATATATTAAATTTACAGGACGATTAAAGTCTACAGCCCAAGAAGGCATCTTAGCTGAAGCACAACAAGTGCAGGATCTCTCTCTTAAGAAGGATCAGCAAGCTATAAATGCAGAATTATATTCAAAAGTAAACGCAGTTGGTTCTCAGATTAATACTGCTGTAGCTGGCGTATATAAGTATAAAAAATCGGTTGCGAGTCTTTCGGAAATTTACGCATTGACTTGTGATGTAGGTGATGTATTCAATGTTACTAATGATTTTACTTTTGAAGGTAAGACCTACAAGGCAGGTACTAATGTGGCCGTAAAAACAGGTTTTAGAGCAGGTACAGGAAGTGAAGCAATGCTTGACCCACTTGGCGGTATCACAGACCTAAGTGCTTACAGCACAAAGAATGATGTAGCCAAGGCTTTTGCAAACAGATTCATTGTGTTGGGTGAAAAAAAGGCTCTTTTGGCTGGTGTAACACTTAGCCCATTTAAATTTGAAGATAGCACATCTTCAGATGATATTGCAAGCTACTTTAACGGAACTGACGCACCTACCTTTGATGATTTGTTTAATGCAATTCAAAGTGGTGCTGCTGTTTACGAGAAATATAGTGTTCGTAATGCAATTGGAGGTACAGTGCTTTCAGACGAATATGGAGTTCGCATGTTAAGTTTCGTTTCCGCTTATACGAATAAGGAGTATTCTTCTACCGATTTAAATTCACATATTGATACTAAAGAAATTCAGTTGGAAAACAAAGACGTTAGAGTTACTATTTTAAAAAATAGTGATGGTACTTATCGTGCTTCCAAAGTTGTATCACAACAACAAAACACATTGAATCGTATTGCAGCCCTTGAGAAACTTCTTACGTTAGCATAAAATATTATATCAATAAACGAAAAAAGAATAGTAGTACCAACCTACTACTATTCTTTTCTTTTAATCATATTGAGTTATGGCAACAAAGAACTGGAAAGAACTTGAAGGCAAGTCTTGGAGATTAGATGTTGGCTCTACTGAGAAAGAAGCCTTGAAATCAAAAGAGCCTTCGAAATTGTTTATTACTACAGACAATAGTATAGTCATGAATGGAGAGGTTATTGGCAAAAAGCCTTTCAAAGAACCTTCCAAGGATATTGTGGTATGCGCTCGCAAAGCTATTCCTCTACATCCCAGAAAAGGTATGTATTATTTTTTTGATAGAGGTATTAGATTTAATACATCAAGAATAAAAAATTATGCAGAAACTTTAGAGATTCCACCTTCGGGACTTTATTTCTGCTATTTAAATATTAGAGGTGACCAAAAAGAACTTGAACCTGGATTAATTATTAATAGTTCGAATTATGAGACATATTTTCAACATTCTGATGTTCTTGTCAGATCTTACGATCAGCCTTGTTTAGTAAAAGTATGTAGAGATGGTTATGCTTTCGATGATGGCGTGTTGAAAGTTACTCCTTTAATATCAGACTCCAATATCCTACTCAAAAAATATAATTTTAAGTGTAGAAAGAAAAACTTAGAAGTCGTTTGTGGCAGAGTAATAAGAATAGTACCACCATTAAACATTTCTTCATGTCATTGTTTGGATGATGTGAAAAAAAACGGATTACAATTATATAAACTTATTCATAGAGTAGCATGTAAATACAAGTTTAATAATGATACTAATAGTTATGACCGAGAAAATATCAAAGTTGGAGATGGCGTTTTTAAAGCAAGACGATATAAAAAAATTCGCTCTCTTAAAGAATTAGAAAAAAGTCCTAGACATTTCTATTTTGTTGGTTTAGCAAGAAGAGTTTATATTCATTCAAAAAGAAAATACATATATGGTAATATTGTGCGATGTAGAATAGCTAAAGATGGAGATCGTCCCTTTTATATAAAAAAATTCGTATGATAACGTATAGGACGATGTAGTATAACTTAATCTGGCCTACTGCTATCATTCGAATTCAATGCAAAGATACAATAATATTATATATGAGCAAAATTAGCTGTAAAAAATTTCAATATAACACTTAAAATTGGCAGCAATGAAAAAATCATGGAAAGAGATAGAAGGAAGTAAAGTTAGAATAGACGTTGGCTCTACGTTACAGCAGGCATTATCAGATTCTATGACTGCTGATATTATATGTTTTACCACTGATAACCATATTGTTTTCAATGGCGAGGTTTTTACGAGTGATGGAAGCGCAAATGGGTTCTATGTTGATAAGGGCATATTCAATCTTACAGAAGATTCGAGTGAAGATGAAATATCCGCTGTTATTGATGAAGTTAAACTATCTCAAATAGTGAAAGCCATAACCGATGGGAAAAACCTATTTACAGACAGAGGGAATGTTGAAGCTACGTTGAATAAATCTTCTAAACTAAATATTACACAATTGGCTTTAGAGTCACCTGATGCAAGAGTCTCATTTACAAAAATAGGTGATAAACTAAAGTTGACATCGGTTAGACGTTCTAAGATAAAACGTATTGAAGTACTTGAAGAAAATGCCACTAACGCAAATGTACAAAAAACTGATGATAGCTCTTTCTCTGTATGCGATAGCGATGGGAATGTTGCCCTTAGATATAGTGATGAAGGCTTGGATGCTGCTAAGGTTACAACTCATTTAGCTGAATTAATTGGACAGATTATAGGTGGCTCTATCTCATTATTAGAACAGAAAGAAGTGGAAGAGAATGGGTTATACTTTGTTGATGCAGACATGAATGTAGTTGCGTCAATAGACGATAAAGGACTACATTCTATTAATATAATTGAATACATTAACGATTAAAATATATAATTATGGGAATTGCAATAATTGTACCGAATGTAAGTTTTGCGAATAACAACATCGGTAAAGTGACAATATCTTCTAACGGAGGAGGTTCAAATGTAATAGATGTTACAGCTATTACTATTAGTGGTCCATCAACAGTCAACACTGATAGTAATATAGCAACATATAGTGTTGCTTACACTCCGTCTAATACAACGCAGAAGGGAGTAAAATGGAGCATTGAGAGTGGTAGTGATTATGCGTCTATCACACAAAATGGAACATTAACTGTCAAGAAAACGGGTTCTGTAACCATTAAGGCAACAAGCACATATAATTCTTCGATAGTTGCAACTAAAACAATAAGCGTTACGTATAATATAGAGCTGCCGCTAAAGTCTATTACCATTAGTGGCCCTCAATCTGTTAACAATGATAATAACACGGCAGCATATAGTGTAGCTTATACACCATCTAACACAACACAGATAGGTGTTAAATGGAGTATTTTTAGTGGTTCTGAATATGCTACTATAACACAAGATGGAACGCTTAATGTAAGGAAATCGGGACTTGTAATTATCAAGGCGACAAGCACCCAGAATCCATCCATCGAAGCAACATACAATGTTAACGTTACGTATGTAGAGCAGGCGCCAACTCCTGCACACGAAGAACTATTATATATCGGCACCGCAAATGGTAATTATGTTGATACTAACGCAACCATGTACGCATCAAGTAAAATATTTGCAAAAGCTAAAATGGAGGAAATTGAAAGTCCAACGAATACTATGAGACAATTTATCTTTCATGATAACGACAAATACCTTATCGGGAATTTGCATAATGATAATTCTTTTGCATGTACGACACCTGGACATCGTCTCGCGACTAAAACAATAGCCTCAGGGTTAGTTGAATTAGAAGTAAGTAAATACACTCATAATATATCTGTTAACGGAGAGAAAGTTACAGACTTTAAGAGTAATATAGATATGGAGAATGTAGATGGAGGAAAAATATATTTGTTTGCGTCTCCAGCTGTTCTATCTAAGAATAACAAACGGGTAGATATATATTATTTCAAACAGGAAGTAAATGGTGAAGTGAAGCTTAATCTTATTCCTGTTCTTAAAGATGGAAAGCCTTGCTTCTTTGATAGCATTTCGGGTCAGTATCTGAGTTTCACAGGAAGCGGGAAAATATTCTATGCAACAAAGTCTAACCCCACTAATGAATTAATATACAATGGCTGATTACATTAAGACTCCGAATGGGAACAAATACCCACTATCTAAAGGCTTCGGATATACTAACACCATGACTAAGACTAAAGCATTAGCAACTCTGTGGGTTGACGCTGATGCTGATGACAATGGTAATGGAACAAATGATGCCCCATACAACGACATACAAAAAGCAATAGATGCTTGTAAGGATGGTGTGAACACTGATATTGTACTTAAGAATGTCTTTAGACCTGCAAGCACAATCAAGGTTAATGCGAGCAAGAGTGTCAACCTTATAGGCTGTAATGGTAGCTCTATAAGAGGTAGTATGCTGTTCAGCAAGCACAATCGGAAGTGTGGAACTGAAACCAAACTATATGTCGGGAATATCTGTCCTCAATGGATATTTGTTGGAGGAAAAGTTCGTTATCCTGCATCAACAGACAGAAACGAATTGTTTGAGTGTTCTGCGTCAAGCGAGAAGGACACTGCCGCAGACACAATGACACGTAAAATTGCTATCAATTCCAATGATGCTAACAAGCTAAAGGAAATCAAATATAGTGAAGCATGGGTAACATTTTTGTTCCAATGGATGAGCTATAAGCTTCGTATAGAAGATATAACTGATTCAGAATTGGTCTCAATTCAAGGTATTGGCACTACTGGTGGCGGTGTGCAACATGCGACTGAGAACGAAAAAAAATACAGAATCATAATTGAAAACATAAATATCGAGCAATGTGAGATGTTTGGCAACAAAGATACATGGCAAGAAGGAACATATTATGTTAACGATGGGTATCTTTACTACAAGAAGACAGCAGATGAGAATGGTTATGAAGATATAGAGATACCGAGGGTTGAAGTATTGTTGCGTTCAGAAGGAGAATGTAATATGTATAATCTTGAAATTTGCCATTCTAATCACGTATTCGATAACACTTGCTATGAAGGAGAACACCGAGGATATAGTGGTAGACAAGCATGCGCAATGTTCAACGCTGCTATTGAGATAAATGGTACATCAATTATAGACGGGTGTAATTTCCATCACAATACCAACCATTGCGTCAAGCTATATAACAATGCGCATGATTGTAGTATTGTTAATAATAAGTTCCACGACACGGGATGTTCTTCTGTTGTTGTGGGTTTCGTACCTAAGGCATTCAAAAAGGAGATTCCTAAAACATGCCCTAAAAAAATAAATATAGGGCGGAATGTAATAACAGCGGTAGGACGTATCTATTCAGGAGCTTGTGGTTTGTCAGTATTCTATGGAGCAGACTATCACATCGTAAACAATGTTATACGTAATACTTATTACACAGGTATATCAACAGGTTACACTTGGAACACGAATGAAAACCCCAACAAAAATGGTGTAATAGATGGCAATGTAATAGACATGATTGCTGTAGGCAACCAAGCATTAGTTGATGGTGGAGGAACATACAATCTTGGCAATGCTGGTGGCTTGACCATAAAAAATAACATTATATCAAATGTTTATGGTCAAGAGTTTTGGAAATATGGCTTCTTTGGAATATACTTCGATGAAGGCTCCTCGAATATTCAATGTACTAATAATCTTACATATAATGTTCACAGAACAAGCAATATGAAGGGCAATAGTAGTGTTTCCGTGATTAACAATATCTTCATGTACCCGATGAGAACATGCATTGATAACGCTAAACCTGCTCAGACAGTGCAAAAGAATATATTCATGGTTGAGAAGAACAATCCTTTTACTGGTATTACAATGAGTAATTGGTCAGGCAATTGCTATTTCAAGGAGGATGGCTCAAGCTTTGAAGTCACATGGAATGATGCCAACCCACATATAGGTAATCCTTTCATTTCTGTGGAGAATAAGGATTTTCGTATTAATGATAATGCATTGATTGAAGAAATAGGTTTTACCCCATTTGATATTAAAATACCTCAAATTGAAAGCGAAGCGGTAATTAGTGATGCAGATTGGGAGATAATAACGGCAAATATTAAGAAGAATTGGCAGAACAAACTTCCGAAGTAATAATAACCAAAATACTATACTTATGACGAATACCATCAGCACAAGCAATGCTAACCCATTAGTCACCACAGGTGGAGCTATTATAGGTGGCACGTTCTATGCCGAATTGATACAAGTACTATTCGACCTACGATGGCTTGTACTCTTTATAGTAGTGCTTGTCTTTACAGATTTCTGGTCGGGCTTGACAGCAAGCGTAAAAATCAAAAAACAAGACTTTCGTTTAAGTCGTGCATTGAGAAGAACTATCACAAAGTTCTTGGAGTACATTAACTTTATCATCTTCGGGTTGCTTCTTGCCAAGGCAATACTTGAACCTTTTGGCATAGGCACAGACATAACAGGTGGTGCAATAGGAGCATCAGCAGCATTGCTCATCGAATTTGACTCAATATATGGGCATATCTGCGACATACACGGCATTAAGAATAGGTTTAGCCTAAAACGCATGTTCATTTCCTACATTAAACGCAAAAACGAAGATGTAGGAGAAGCAGTTGAAGAAGGAATGAAAGAATCAAAATAAGGCACATAATAAAAATAAAAACAAATGGCAGACTACCGAAAATTAATACCCTTTATCCTCAAATTTGAGGGAGGGTACGTAAACGACCCTGCAGATAGCGGAGGGCCAACAAACAAGGGAGTAACCCTTAACACATACCGCAGCGTATATGGCCGAGCAAAAACCATCAACGACCTAAAGCACATGACTGATAACGAGTGGCGACACATATTCAAGTCACTCTATTGGAACCAATGCAAAGCTGACGATATAGCAGACCAAAGCATAGCCAACCTATTAGTAGATTGGGCTTACAATAGCGGAACATCGTTAGCAATACGGCATATACAACGCATAGTAGGTGTTAAGGTGGATGGCATCATGGGTAACATAACATTATCAGCCATCAACAGACGCTCCCCACTACCCTTATTTGGCGCGTTGAAGCAAGACCGCATAGCCTTTTTAAATACAACCGCCCAAAAAAATCCGCGTAAGAAGAAGTTCTTGAAAGGATGGCTTAATCGGGTAAATTCATTCACATATGGACAGATTTAATACTAACATACCTAAATGGTTTGTCATGGGGTTAATATTAACCCTATGTACGTTGTGCAGTTGCTCGCGCAAGGTGACGAGCCATGTAGAGCGCACAAGTGATACACTCATCATCCACCATAGCGACACGCTACAAGTGTATGACACCATCAAGGTTATTTCCAAAATGGAAACAACCGACAGCGTAACAGACAAAATGGTTACATACGTTGTGGTAGACACCACAGGGCGAGTGCTGACAAAATATGTGTACAGAGATAGAAACGTGTATCATAATAAGGACGCATTGAGCGCAAGTGGTCATGTTACTAATCGTGTGCAGAGGATTAATAACACCAAATATAAAGCTAAGGCTCGCGAAGCAGAAACAAAGATAGAGAAACCTCCTACACTACTATGGTGGAGGATAAAAGCTTTGTTTTCTTTAGTTGCCGTAGTATTAGGCATATTGTTATATTTTAGCTTATATAGTAAGTGTAAGTGATTTTTGTTTTGTTGGATGTGGCAAGCATGGAGCATAGTGATGTTCTCATGCTTGCCTTTGTGCTTATATTTCAAACAAACAAAAATACTTATAACATGAAACAATTACAACAGATATTCGATAGTGCAGTTGAAGCCGTGATGCAAGCCAGTGGCCTTGAATTTGATGCACTTGCTAATTGCCGTTCGGAGCGGTGTGTTGTGGCAAGAGTTGTGCTTGTGGACGTGCTGATAGAACTCGGTATGAGCGAGGGTGATATTGCGCTGTTAAGCGGAATGAGTCAGCAGCGAGTTAATTCACTGAAGAATAGTGCGAGGTATAAGCTTAAGGGGCTTGCTGCACGGGTGATGAGAGAGGAAGTAAAAACACTTTTGCAAATATTACCTTAAAAGGTAATTCATATTGAACAATTTGTTATCTTTGCAATGTTATTCGTAAATAACATCAGAAATGTAAAGACAAATATTTTGAATTATGAAAGCTCGAAAGTTCTTTATGGAAGCTATGAATAGAATACCGAACGACATTGAGAGACAAGTAAATCTTTCTATGTCTGTGTCTGACAAGATAGCTAACATTTTGAAGGGAAGAGGAATGACGCAAAAAGATTTTGCAAAAGGCATGGGGCGTTCAGAAGCAGAAGTATCAAGATGGCTTGGAGGAACGCATAATTTTACATTTTCTACAATAGCCAAAATATCAGCATATTTTGGCGAGGACATCATTCATATTTCTTGAAGAACTTTTAATTATCTAAGTGACCCATATAGGGTCACTTTTTTTGAGGTAAGGAAATCCGTTTCCTTACGAATATGAGTAAAGGCCACCCAATGCAGGTGGTCTTTTCATTTGTAGGGAAACAAGCAACTCACAAGCAACAAACAAAACTCACAAGCAACTTACAAGCAACTTGTCACCACCTTTGCGCTATCGGGAGATATTTCCCGACCGACTTAATACATTCATAATTATGGACAATGTAGAGAAAGTAATCTGTTGTGACAGAGGTAATGATGCGCTTGCTTACGCGGCAATGACTAACAACAAGGGTAATGACCCCATGGCTTTGGCAGCTATGATGAACGGTGGCCTTGGAGGAGGTGCTAATCAATGGTTAAACAATCCATTCTTGTACCTTATTTTCCTTGCCATGTTCGGTGGCAATGGCTTCGGGTTCGGCAACAACCGCAATGGTCTGCAAGATGCCGAGATACAGGGCCAAATCCAATCTTTGCGCTCGCAAATGGCCGACAATCACAATTCAGACTTGTTGATGCAAGCAATCAAGGGTAATAACGATGCTCTTACAACACTGGGTGCAAACCTTAATTGCAACTTCAACCAGTTGCAGCAGGGAGTATGTGCAGTTCGCTCCGCTATTGACCAAGTTGGAGGCAAGGTAGGCTTCTCGGCCGAGCGCGTAATCAACGCAGCGGAGAAGGGCGATGCTGCTGTTATTCAAGCAATTCAAAATTGTTGCTGCAACACGCAGAATAACATTACCAAGATGGGCTACGAGAACCAGCTCGCAATACAAGGACAGACCAACTCCTTGCAGCAGAGCCTTAATTTTGTAAACTCATCGGTTGAGCGCGGATTTAGTTCCGTAGGCTATCAGATGTCGCAAGACAAGTGCGATGTTATTCGTGCTGGACAGGACAATACGCAACGTATAATTGATGCGCTTAACAATCACTGGTATGCTGACATTGACCGCAAGTATCAAGATGCACGTTTAGAATTATCACAACAGAACCAAACCGCTGCTCTGATTGCGGCACTTGGCAAGGCCCCAACTGCAACGACATGAGGAGGTGTTTCCAAAATGGAAATACCCACTGAAGACCATTTTATTGACGCCAACGAAAAGGTTGATAACAATACCTTTTTCGCGAGGTCGCGGAAAAGGTCGAAAGAGAAGTAATAACAAGCACGTGGGGAGGTGATTGCCCCACGTGCTACTAATAAGTTAAAATCATGCTATTCAAAGATATTAAAACAGGGTACCCCGTCTATTTTCTTGACAAGAACGACACAACATTCTATCAAGGCAAGGTAGTAAGTGTTGCAGTTCCTCGGTATGATACCCCACAACCATTCAGCCAAGGTCAGCAAAATGGTTTGGTTGTAGATGTTACCATCGAAGCTAATGGTACAACCAAGACATACACAATACCTGAAACTTCAACAATCACCTATGCTGCAAACCTTATTCTATCAACAGACAAAGAAGGATTGTTACGCGAAGTGGAAGCAATGAAATCAGCAAGCGAACAAGCATTATCACAAGTTGACAAACACAAAAACACAATAGATAAATGTAATGCCCTGCTTGAAGAGTTAAATCCAGCTTTCGCTGAAAAACGAGCGCAAGACAAGCGCATTGAAGGCATAGAGAACGAGGTACGCAACATAGGCACAATGGTACGTGACTTAATCAAGGAACTTAAAAATTGATGTTATGGAACGAATGTATATACTTGTAAGCAAGCAATCACATAAGCACTTTGACAAGGAAACGGCAGAAGCTGCAGTTAAACGTATATACTACACAACTAAGGATGGTGTTGAACATCATGGTGCGCATTGGAGTTTGGAGCAAGTGCTTGAAGCAACGAAAGATTTGCAGTTCAAGGAATGCGTAACAGATTATGATAAGTATGTAGCGTTCAATGCTGCTTATGCCGACTTGAATAAGGTGTTATCAACAGAACTTATAATAGAGACAGGACATGCTTTTTTCTTTGAAGACGAAGATGCTCCTTGTAATAAGATATGGGTGTACATGGAGAGTTTTAAATGA